TTCTCAACAATACCAGTGCGAACAGCTTGGTCATGGATGTCGCTTTTGTAGACATGATACTCCTCTCCAGTATTCTTGATCTTCTCAATCGTCTCGTGGTAAATCAGACGAACCATCAGATCCACCCGCCGCCGCTCAATAGCGTCCTCACGCTCCTGACGAGCAGCGTCAAAGTCGGCACGAGTGAAAGGCTTGATATCCGCCGTCATCCTGGTTTTCATTATCTCGAACGCCATTTTCCGTGCTTCATGAGGCGAATTACAATTTCCCACGGCGGCTCGTATCGGCAGCACTTTCGCTTCATTACACACGTTACAGCACTTTGAGGTCTCGTCGTCTACTTCGCACAGCGGGGATGGGTTATTGCCTTCGCCCTGGGTGAGTAGGACAAAGCAGAAGCAACACTTCATTCTGGTTATGCTAACAAAAAGAGAGGTCTAGGACCGATCCGTTTTACACGTCTTTCTAAACCACGCACGAGCTTTGGCGGTCTTCTTCTTATGTCGTGTTCGGGATAAGGCCCCGCCTTTAGGCATACCCTGAAGTATAACACCTATGGATTCTGTGTTAGGGTATTCTTTCATATTTCCCAACAACATGCTATAATCATTCTTTATCTGCTCCTTTGTAGCTACCGTGTTTGATTTTTCAAAATCAATGATTACAGGTGTAACAGACTCCGTAAGAAGTATATTTTTCAGTTCTAAATCATTGTGTGCTATCCCATGAGAATGAAGCCATTTTATTTGCTTCAATAAAAGTTCGGCAATTTTTACGTCATGAATACCCTTCTTGTATGAAGTCCAAGGCACGTTTATTACTTCGTTTGTAACAATAACACGGTTGAGTGTTGTCTTGAAATTATCAACAATGTGAATTCCCCACCACGATGGTAACATTTTTAAAATTTTCACCTCGGTTCTATACGCATTGTCCTGTGCTTTTATTCCCATATCTCCTCCTGGATCAGATGCGTCATGCCATATTGTTTTAGCAACTAATGTCGGGTGTCCGTCTTTTGATAATCGTAAAACATTAAAATGACGTGTGGTTCCAATTGGACTAATTCTATAGTCTGGAAACCTCTCCTGTAATTCTTTCATAAAAATACTCTGCATGTTATTAGTTATCCTAGAATAAAAGTACTCGTCAGTCTAATTCTTACACGTCTTCCTAAACCACGCACGAGCTTTGGCGGTCTTCTTGGCTTTATCGACAAGATCGGCGTCAGTCGTATAATGTGTCTTGCCGCAGGTCAGCATACTGGCGGCACGAGCATACCCCCACTGCTGCTGCGTCGCCCCTGGACGATGCCCCGTTCGCCACGCCGCCATCCCCCGATTGTAGGATGCCCGCACGATCGGAAGAGGGACGCCGGTAGCTTTGGAATACGCCTGGAGACCGTGGGCATTAGGGAACTGCTTCTTCCATTCACGGATGTATTTGGACCTTCTCGTTTTCATCCCTTGATCCGACTTGAACGGAACGTATGCCCGAGGATCTTTCCATGACATCTTGCGACGACGAGTGGCTGTGCTCTTACGTTGTTTGTTCTGTTTTCGGGTGAGGCCGCTGAAGTAACGCTTGGGCCAGTACATTATCACTATCCAGTCAAAAATATATACTTCACCGCCTACGAGTTCCCTTCTTCTGCTTCTTGCGACGTGCGATCTTACGCTTAGTTCCCTTTTTACGACCACCAAGATACCCTACAATCTTCTTCTGTATATCGGTTGGAACATCGGGACCGTCGCGCCTCTTCTTCACAACTATCCTGGCCACTTCCTTGCGAGCAATAGCCTGTTCCTTTTCACGAAGGAATTTTTCGACCTCTGGAACATCTGTTTGTGCTATTTGACGTGCCGTCACTCCAGCAACATTTGTTGCAAAGATGTTCGCACCGCGATCAACAAGTTCTTTCACAACGTCGAGTTTTCCCTTCCAGCTAGCCAACATCAAACTATTCCAGCCGTGCAAAGTATCGGCCGCCTCCATGTTGGCACCGCGATCCAGGAGCTCTTTTACGACGTCAAGTTCTCCTTCCATGCTGGCGAATATTAAAGCTGTTTGCCCGGTGCTCCCACCTGCCGCCTCAATATTGGCACCACGGTCGAGGAGTAAACGCACGACGTCCAGGTGACCGTAGATGCATGCGATTTGCAGACTCGTAAGTCCTCTGTAATCTTCTACATCAATGTTTGCCCCCAAATCCAGATACTTTCGCACATTGGCGATATCTCCATATCTTGCAGCTTGGAATAGATTCTTTCCGTTCGCATCCATTACTATATTCCTTTATGTCTTTATTTTTTACCTACTCGGGGTTCATCTTGTTGAGTGCGTGCCTACACGCATTCTGTTCCGCCTGTTTCTTGGTGGTGGAATTGCCTACACCCAGAAATTCGCCATCGGGTTTGCACACGGCCATCGTGAACCCTGCCGCCCCGTCCTCCACCATCTTGTAGATCGGGGTAAATCCCATCTTCTGCTGGCAGAACTTCTGCATCCGGTCCTTGTAATTATCGTCCTCACGCAGCATCAGGGGAATATCCAGGTGCGTCTCGATCATGTTGATGACAAAATCATTGACCATCTGGAAATTCATCCCCGAATCAATCCAGAGCGCCGCAATAAACGCCTCCAGAACATCGCCGAGTTTCTCAATATTCTGACGGCCGTGTTCAGGCTTCATTTCTTCTACGTGCTTGGAGATGATAAAGAACTTGTCGAGTCTGAGCTTGTCTCGTGCCAGGGTTCCTAGCGTCTTGTTTCGCACAATGAGCTTGCGGGTATTGGTGAGAAATCCCGGGGCTTCGCCGGGGAAGCGTTCGCACAGATAATTGGCCACCACAGCACCGAGAATGGAATCGCCTCGGAACTCGAGCTGTTCATACGATTCATCCTGGAGATCCATCACGCCGGCGGGGCATGGTCCGAGAACAGAGGGTTCGCCAGTCAAGGTTGTATACTCCGACCGACGGACGTAGGTCGTGTGGATCATGGCCTTCTGGAAGATTGCGAGATTCTTCACCTTGTATCCTGGAATGCAGAGGATGCGGTTTACATCGTCTGCAGTCAAGGGACAGTTCTTGGGGTTGTATGGAAAGTATTCAACCGTGGTCATGTGTTTATATAGACAGACAGCGGATGTGAAAATGCGTTAGACACAAATCTTCTCTTTTCTACAAATCAATAACACTGGCGAACCTTCTCGTGTCCCTCCAGGCAGTTCGCCGCCGCCTCGCCCTATGGAACACGAACCTTCCCAGTATTCGTCCGCACTATGCCGTGAAGTGTAATAATCTCCAGCCGATTCTGGAGGAGCTACACAGGGGCGGGGCGGGGTTTGACTGTGCATCCAGCGACGAAGTCCGGCGGGTCGTGTCGTTCGGAACAAAGGGGTCGGATATCATCTATGCGAACCCGTGCAAATCAAGAAACGAACTATTCAAAGTAAAAAACGACAAGATTCCTTACATGACATTCGATAACCCCGCAGAAATAGACAAGCTGCCCAAAGACACGAAACCGATTCTGCGGATTTTTGTCGATGATAAAGGCGGTGTGCGCATTCCCCTGAATTCCAAGTTTGGGTTCCCGTATTCTCGTGCCTACGATCTCCTCTGGCGTGAACCCCCGTATCGTATCTACGGATTGGCATTCCATGTCGGCAGCGATTGTTCATCCCGCATTCCCTACGAATCAGCCTTCGATACTGTCGAGAATTTCCTGAGCATGCTTTCGAGTCGTCCAGATGTGTTCACGCCAGAGTTGCTGGATATTGGCGGCGGATTCTCGGGAAGTTCTAAGAACGACGATTTCTTCCGTGAACTTGCTCCCTATATTCTCAAGCGGGTAAGCGATCTTCCATTCAAGAAAGTGATTGCAGAGCCAGGGCGGTTCTTTGCGGAAGAAAGTTGTACGCTGCGAGTCCCGGTAATCGGGAAGAAACAGCTTCCGAATGGGAAACAATGTATAACGCTGGACGAATCCGTCTATGGCCTATTCTCAGGGGTCTTGTTCGATGGCTTCAAACCCGATTTTAAGTGTATCACCCGTGAACCATGGGCGCACAGTTCCCAATTCACGATTTTCGGAAGGACGTGCGATTCGGCGGACAAGATCGCAGAAGATGTGTGGTTACCGGACGATATCGGTGAAACAGACATCCTTGAAGTCAAAAATATTGGAGCGTATTCGTGGGTTTCGGCTTCAGAATTCAACGGATTTCCTTTACCACCGGTATCTATACAAGATCCTTCTTCGTGAGGCGGCGGGGGAGCTTCTTCTTTGATCCGCCACGCTTCTTGGCAAAATAGTGGGCCAATGTGAGTGCCGAGCCAGCAACGATGGCATCGTCAATCATACCCGCACCTCCACGCTTAGCCGTACGACGGCGCCGACGTCCACCCATCGCCCCCTTGCGTCCAAACTTATCCGCAGCATACGACGTTCCCACGGCAAACACTGCATCGTCAACCATTCCGACACCACCACGCTTGGATGTGCGATGACGGCGGTGTCGGCGGCCACCTGTGCATCCGCATCCACCCGTCGGGCGAACTCCACTTGCCATATCTGTCTGGAATGTCTCAGTCGTCATTATTATACCTATCCATTTTTTTGGAGGAAGATCGGATGGCGACTTACTTCTTCTGGGCTGAGGTCTACCGTCTCCTTATACTTTGGCTGGACCCAGCGAGAAAACGCACTGAATGCCAAATAGGACAGGAGCGTTTCGGGATGGGTATTGTCGGCAATACGATGCCCACCGCCATCCCATCGTTTCCATGCACGAAAGACGATAGGACGAAATATCTCTTCTATGATTCCAGGGTATGCGTCTGTCTGTTCCCGGACGATGATGTTACAGAAGGGGCAGCGGGCGGCATACAACTGGCACTGGGGAAGATGATGGGCATGGGCACGCAAAAAATCATCCATTCGTGTTCGTGAATCTGTGGACGTCCGCACAGAACTGGGCAAAGTGGAGGGTTCTGTATTGTTTGTAATCGGCTCTCAGTAAGTTCATTTCACGAAGAACAGCCTCTAATTCTAGAAAGAGAGCACGCAGTTCGTCTTCGTGATCATCAGTGCGCACCCACTCGCCCACTTTGTTCATTCTCGTCATCTCCGTCATTGTTCTCTACACTCATCACACGCTTAAACGCAAACTCCTTGGCGACCATGCCCGTCTTCTTGCGTTCAACGATCCACTTGAAGAGACCATCTAGAGGACCCGTATACCCCGCAATGAGATCCTTGAGCTCCGTCTGGGATAGAGACCACGGCTTACTCCAAGTCTCGGGACGCTGGATCTTGATATACGAGCCGTCGTCCTGAATTTCCAGCTTGTTCAGGTTCTGGAAATTGGTGCGCCGCAGAATATCGCTCATCTCATTCTCTACAAACTTCTTGTCCTCACGAAGTTTGTAGACAGTGGTGTTGATCTCCTTAATCTGGTCGTCCAGGGAACGATACTTGCGTACAGCCCGAACAAGGTCACGCTGGTCAATCGAGGTATTCATTCTGGTATGCCATATTTCCAGCTGTAGAGTTTATTATCCGTTTTTAACAATGGATCCCCGTGAAGTGGATAAATTACGGATCGCATACAACGCAGAACACCCCTATGAACCCCCTGTAAAGAAGGGAAACAATATGTGGCAGGAAATCACTCGGCGTATGAAAGATGCTTGTGATACAGGTGCCCAGGCGTGTATTGTCCATGCCCTCGTGAAAAAGCCGGTGGCTCCGGATAGTTGGGCATCGAATGGAACGGAATGGCTGTCGTCCGACGATATTGATGCATCACAGGAACACTATGCCAAGTTGATTCCCGATTACTATTACACTGGCTCTGTCCCGATAGATTTTGATCTACACAATGAAACTGGAAAATGTCTTGTCTCGTCGCTGTGCAGTATGAAGATTTCCGAACTCCACAAGAAAGGGTATCGCCGTGTAGGTATTGTATTCAACACAGATCCTAGCGATGGACCGGGCGAACACTGGATAGCGGCCTTCTGTGATTTCCGTGATCACCTGAAGCATCCCAAGATGACGTTCTTTGATTCGTATGCCCAGAAACCTGAGAAAGAGATTCGACGTTTGATGCTGCGGTGGAAAGAGCAGTTGGATGAGATGAAATTGTTTGACGAGCCTACAGAATTATCCTATAATTCCCGTCGGCACCAATACAAGAACGCCCAGTGCGGTATGTACTGTATCTATTTCCTCCACTGCTGCCTATTTGAAATCCCGATGGACGAGCGAGTCCCAGACGATGTAGTCATGATGATGCGGCCGCTCTTTTTCAAATATAAACAACATCGTAAGAAATAATAAGAATGGACACCACCCAACTGCTGTGGGTCATCATATGTATCGCATTTGCCTGCCTAGGTCTTGGGCTTGGGGTAGGAGCATACGTCTACCTCGGCAATATCCCGCCCCCCGATGCGTCGCTGACCAAGCCGCTTGAGGTATACGCTGAACTTACCAAGGGTGCACCCATCGGTTGCCCCAACAAGGATGTTTTGTGCGACTACTATATGGCGGCTAGCGGGTATTCCCTGATCCCAGGGACGACAATCAATACGTACATTGTCACCGACGCCCTCACCAAAGTCATCAAGGGCGGGGCACGGTTGGTGGAATGGGATGTCTATGCCGTCGATGGAAAGCCTGTGGTCGGTCTAGCCGATGCCAATACTCTGAAAATGACGACATACAACACTCTCTCCTTTGAAGACTGCTGTGTCACCATCGGAAATGCAGCGTTCAATAGTGCCGTCACGCCAGGGTACAAGAATCCCTTCGTTCTGTCCCTCGTATTCCATACGTCCGACAATGCTATTCTCACGCAGTGCGCTGACACCCTGAAGATGACGATTCGCAAGTATATGTTGGGATCAGATTACTCTTACCAACGCAAGAATCTGGGAGTCGAGCCGATATGCAACCTGATGGGTAAATTGATCATTGTGAGCGGCGAGCATATCAAGGGCAATGGGATGGACGAACTAGTGAATATGTCCTGGGTCTCGTCCCAGATGCGTCGTATGACGTATACTCAGGCATCCCAAACATTTGATCACGAAGAACTGATCGAATTCAACAAGCGTAATATTACGCTTGTGGTTCCCGATATGAACACCAGCGCCATTTCTAACAAGAATCCTGAAATATGTTTTTCGTATGGCTGTCAGTGGGTTGCTATGTGTTACGGCAGCCTGGACAATGCGATGGAAGTGTATACCGGTGCCTTTGCCGAGAGCTCGTTTGGAATCAAGCCTGATCTCCTGCGTTACAAGCCGACGACCTACAAGACCCCCACCGCCCAGAGTTCGGCTGTATCGCTCCAGCCCAAGAAGATTGTTTCACCCATGTACGACTTCACAATAAAGTCTAACCAGTGAAACAAACATGTCACAGGAAGGTGGACGCTCGGCTTGGTTAAAGGCAGTGATGAAAGCTAAGAAGCCTGGCATGTCGCTCGGCGATGCGATGAAAGCTGCGAAGAAGACATACAAGAAGGGAGGTGCGGAGCCCGATATGGAGGCCGTAGCCGGTGCGCTCGGTCTACCCCCGATGGGCGGTCGCCGTCGTCGCACTCGCCGGGGCGGTGCGGAGGCCGAGATGGAGGCCGTAGCCGGTGCGCTCGACCTGCCCGCAGTAGGCGGTCGTCGTCGTCGCTCTCGCCGGGGCGGTGCGGAGCCCGATATGGCTGCTGTAGCCGGTGCGCTCGGTCTACCCCCGATGGGCGGCCGTCGTCGTCGCTCTCGCAAGGCCAAGGTCGGTGGCGTGGCGTACGGATTCACGGGCGGCCCCTACACTGGCTCCCAGCTGTCCGACGGAATGGGGGCTTTCCCCAGGCTGCCCGATGCGACTTACCAGGGCTCCTCGGAGCTGAAGGGTGGTCGTCGTCGGCGTTCTCGCCGTGGAGGTGCGTTTGCTCCGTCCACGGACGGTAAGCCCGCCGAGCTGCCGGGTGCCACGTCCTCCGTTGCCCCCGATACGGCCGTATCCCCGGCCGGAACTCTCCCGTCTGGAGCGTCTGCCCCTTCTCCTTTCAGCAAGGGTGGTCGCCGCCGCCGGCACACGAAGAAGGCGGGTCGTGGCTACTACTAGATCATCGAATAGATATCATTGATATCTGTGTCGATTGGATACCGACGATACGGAATATGCGTTCCGGTATGACAGCTTAGAAATCCCCATTCGTGGGAAAAGGAGGGGACATAGACCTTATCAAATTTTGGAAGTATACCGAACGATCGCTGGAATATCCTCTTACATTTTGCGATGAATGCCCAACTCGGGTGATCCTCACACAATGACACGGGGCCTACATGCATACTCACCGTTGAATTCGGTTCTAGAATTCTGGGAAGATCGGTGAGGATATTGGTATACAGAGCCTCCATGAACTCTCCATCGGGATCGGGAAGATCAATGATGACACCGTCATACTTGATTCCAATCATCTGAATATACTTGAGAGCATCTGCACAAACGTATTGCGTCTTAGGATCCAGAAGTGAACCACAGTTCTCAGGGAGATTTGTCTTCGCAAACTCCACGAAATCGGAGTCCCAGTCGACTATTGTAATGCTTGTAGTGTTCGGAGATTTGTATAGATTTCTCGCTGCCAGTCCGTCCCCGCCTCCCAGAATCAGAATTCGTTGTGACTGCTGAAATATAGGGCTCGTGAGTAGATAGTGATACCGATGTTCGTCCAGAGTCGAATACTGGATCTCCCCGTCCATGATCAGCATTGTCCCGTGGTTTACTGTCTTTACATACTGGACATGGCTCTTTGATGTTTGGAAGTCCCGGAGAACATCCACAACTTGGTACTCCACTTTCTGGCCGTACTGGAACTTTTCCATTCGCAAACAAGATCGAGCAATTCTTCCAGACAAAAAAGTTGCTCGTTTATTCTTTTACGATAGCCTATCTCTAAACCTTCATTACCACATCGAGATATCCTCCATCTTGCATTCGGTGTCTCCAGCATAAGCAGTATCCACCTTCTGCTTGATCTGGTCACGGTAGTCCACATACGCCTCATCCGTCCCTTCGGGCAGACGGGTCTCGTCCAGCAGAATGTCCACGAATCCAGTGCCGCACGGGGGCTTCTGCCCGAACATGATGTTGGCCGACACACCCTTCATGGGATCATACTCAGCGGACACGGCAGCATTGAATAGAATCTTAGACGTCTCCTCAAACGACGACTTCGCCAGCACGCCATTGTCATGCATATACATTCCGAATCGGTTGACCGAGACGAGACGGCCCTGGTATGTCATGGCATCCAGGAGCACGGACAGATGGTGGTAATTCACAGACGATTCCGTGAACACCTCCAAGAACTCGTCATAGAGTGCTTGGCGAGCGGCTTCTACGCCCAGAACATCGTAGACTTCGTGGATATGGTTGCTGAATGTGCGGGTGGGGTCTACATTGTCACGGGCAAGGAGATCGTAGAGATTGGCGCCCTCGACGTCCAGGACGTGCTGCTTCTTGGAGATGTAGCCGTTCACCGTATCGTCCCACACCAGTTCACGATTGACTTCACGAGGAATGACACGACCCACGCCGTCAATGCCCGTGAGAACCACATCGAGGACACGCTCTTCGAGGAAGCGGAGAGCCATGAGGTTCTTGACAATATCGTCGGGGAAGACGATGCGCATCACGAGCTTCTCGGAGTTGGAGTCGGTGTAGACGCACTGGAGAATGTGGAGTCCCGCCTGGCCCATCTTGTCCTGGATGGTGACCATATCATTGATGTTACGAGCGGCCATCTCCGTCTCGTCGAACTCGAGGCGCATGATCCACTTGGACGCACAGTCTACCGGGTTGGCTGTGGAGAACTGCTGGAAGCGCTGGAGAATCTCACGGTCTTCGCCCACGACCGTCTCGGTAGTCAGAGGGAAGGGATCGTAATACATGCGGACAGAGCGGGTAATGTCTCGCACCGTCGTCTTCTGGAGATCACGAGCAACCATGATCGCCCGATCAAAGCTGTCGCCGTCCGAGGATGTCAGGTAGACGAAGTTGAGGGGCTTCTTGGGGCTCTTGGAAATACCCAGGAGTTCCTGGATGCGTGGAACACCCTGGGTCGCACCAGCCTTGACTGTGCCAGCAGAGTGGAAGGTGTTGAGTGTGAGCTGGGTAATGGGCTCACCGACCGACTGAGCAGCTAGGGCACCGACCATCTCGCCAGAATGCACCTGGCTCTTGATATACTTGAACCGCACTTCCCGAATGACTTCGTCGAAGATCGCCTTGGTGAACCGGTGCTCCAGGATCGAGCGACGAGGAGCAAGGTAGAATCGCAGGAGACAGTGGAAGACACGGTTGGGTGCGAGCCACGGCTCCTTCATCAACTTAGTGAGTTCGTCCACGATATAGGTGGGCGTCAAGTCCGTCTTGGTAGAGTAAGGGTTGGAATACTTCTCGATCACCCTCTTGAGGTGGACAGGGGAAATCACGGAATCCTTCTTGACGTAGGCGAACACCTCCTTTACTAGCATATCACGATCCTTTACGAGTTCGTCGACGAGATCGGGGGACTCGGTGATGGTTTCCGTCAAGAACGGAGTGAGCTCTTCGACGGTGACAGCAAACATCTTGTAAATATCCTCGAGCGTCATGATCCCGAGACTGATGGGCTGGACCTCCACCTGCGTGGAATCGACACCGTCCTCGCCGTAGCGGTACTGGATAATCATGCCGCCGTTATTGCGGACCGTGCCATCGTGCTCGACCCGCATATCCTCCATGGTCTTCATCATACGGCGCTGGATGTAGCCCGTGTCCGACGTCTTGACGGCGGTATCAATGAGACCTTCACGACCACCCATGGCGTGGAAGAAGTACTCGGCGGGGCGCAGACCCTGGACGAAGGAGGACTCAACGAATCCACGAGATTCAATTCCGTCGTCAAACTTGGTGAAGTGGGGAAGCGTGCGGTCTTGGAGCGTATATTGGACACGCTTGCTATCGATGATCTGCTGGCCGAGGAGGGCTACCATCTGAGTAATGTTCAGGCCCGAACCCTTGGCGCCCGAATCGACCATCTGAACAAGGCGGTTGGCGGGGGGGAGAGACTGGATCACGGTTTCGGTGATCTTGGCCGAGATATCCTTCAAGGCATTGTTGATCTTGTTCTCCAGTTCCTCGCCGTCGGTGCGCCCGCTGTCGTTGAAGAACTTGCCGGCGTGGACGTCCGTGAGGATTTCCTGGACACGCTTGCGCCCCTCTGCCAGCGCCTTGGCTACGAATGCAGTGGTTTCAGGATTGGATTCCAGATCGGAAGCACCGGTGGAGAAGCCGGTGAACAGATTGAACTTGGTGACAATCGCCTGGACTTCGTTGATGAACTGGCCGCAACGCTGGTGACCGAAATCGTTGAAGAGAACATGGAGCACACCTTCCGACGTAGTGTTGAAAGCGCCCTTCTTCAGGAGTCCCTTGGTGAGAACACCGTCCTTGATCGTTACACGGCCGTTGAAGTTCATGAGGGGGAATGCTCCCGAGATGATATTCATGCCCGAGTGCGACTCGTTCGTGCGGACGAAGGAGGAGAGAGGTCGGCGGAGTTTGGCCATGATATTCATCGCAATGTGTTCGGGGATCTGGATAGCAGGGTTGGAGATGCGGAAGGACCCGGTGAGCGTATCCTGAACCATCTGAATGATGGGGGAATTATCACGGGGGCTCACGATAAGACGTAGAACGCTGGCCAGCTGCTGGAGTTCCGTCTCGGCGGCTACGGACTGGGGAAGGTGGAGATTCATCTCGTCGCCGTCAAAGTCGGCATTATACGGCTTGGTGGCAGAAACGTTCAGGCGGAAGGTGGAACCAGGCAGAACCTTGACACGATGGCACTCCATCGACCCCTTGTGGAGCGAGGGCTGGCGGTTGAACAGGACATAGTCCCCATCGATCATGTGGCGGTGGACTACATCGCCCTCGTGGAGATCGATCATGTCAGGGTTCACATACTTGAGGGACATCATGCGCTTCTCTTCCTTGAGGAACACCGACTTGGCACCAGGATACTTCACGCCGTTCTTGACTGCCGCCATCAGACGATCACGGTTGTATGGCGTCACAATCTCGGGCTTGGTGAGGTTCGCAGCAATCTCTTCCGGGACACCGAGTTCGTCTACATCAATGTTGGCATCGGGAGTAATCACCGAACGGGCGGAGAAATCGACACGCTTGCCCATGAGGTTACCACGCACACGACCCGTCTTGGCACCCAGACGAGATTTGAGGGTCTTGAGCGGGCGACCCGAGCGCTGGGTGGCGGGACCAATACCCTTGATATCGTTGTCCACATAGGTGGCCACATCATACTCGAGCAACTCGGTGTGCTTCTGAACATACTCACGGGACTGGCCGGCGCCAATGAGTTCACGGAGTTTCTGATTGCTGCGCACAATGTTGATGAGGACATGGGAGAGATCGTCGTCCATGCGCTGATTGTCCTCCATCACGACTGGGGGGCGCACAGTGAGGGGAGGAACGGCCAGGACCGTGCACACCATCCACGCAGGGTGAGAGAACTTGGGATCAAATCCGAGGATCTTGACGGTATTGTCCGTCATGCGCTGGAAGCAGCGGAGAACCATCTCGGACTGGATGGGAACGATCTCATCGGTTGCACCCGCAAGCTTGCCCTGGAGAGTGCACACGGTTCCCTGGATCTTTTCAACCTTCTTGATCATCTGGGTTCCGCAGGTGGCACAACCAGGGGCTGCCGCCTTGGCCTTCTTTCCCATGAAATCTACGGACCGTCCACGGATATCGGCGAGACGTTCCATGCCCTTCAGTTCGGAGTTCAAGTAAACGTCCTCGGAGAACCCGTCCTGGCTGGCAATGTAGAGCGTGGAACAGTTGACGCAAACACAGTTGAGGGCCTTGATAGTGAAATCAAGGAACTGGTAGAGGTAGACAGGTCGGGCAAGAGTAATGTGTCCGAAATGTCCCTGGCATTGAAGGTTCGTATGTTTGCAGGTGGGACAGACCTTGCCGCTCTCGATCACACCGAGCCGGGCATCAAAGACACCGCCGGGAACAGGGTTATTTGCTTGATGGGTCTTGTCGGTAATGACTTCGACGACGGATCGCCGGAGGATCTCTTCCGGAGAAGTGATCCCAAACTGAACGCCTACAATGGACATTGTATTCTTATTAGACTATCCCGTAATATCTTTTTACGATCCGTTCTGTATGAATGTTTCTGGGTTATGAATAACGATGAGCGGTCTAGTGTCACAAGGGGACATATCGTCATTAGACAAGGGATCCGCCTCTGATTCGGCGGCTTCGGCGGCTTCGGTAAATAAAGGACAATCTACACCTCCAAGACTCCCTCCACCAGCATCGCTAGCAACAGTTGTTGGTTCAGAAATGGGGACTCCATCCCATGCCAGTAGTCAGTTATCTCTTGCCCCAGCTATCACTCCTGCTCTCCCCCCTCCCCCTGCCGTTGAAGCTGCTCCTCCCCCCGCTGCTGCGGTCGCACCTGCTGACCCTGCTGACCCTGCTGCTGCGGCTTTGAAAAAGTTTAAAACCGTGGTGCTGGATAGTTTCCTACATCCGGCCGAAGCAGGTTCCACGAAACGCAAATACAAATACGTTTATTTTGTTATGGATCGCTCCGATGATGCCGATACGGACGTTGTAGCTCCGCCTCCAGAAGCTATGGTTGTAGATGATGATCAGTCGGGAGGTATGCCCGTCGGCAGACGAGGAATATCCCAACCAGGTGAACGTGGAAGGGATGAAAGAGCAGTGAGGGCATCGGAGGCGTTGAGCCGCAGACTTGCAGACAGATCAGTTACCAGACCAGAGCAAATCTTATATGACAAAAACAAAGAAAACTACAAAAGCTATATCGATAACGATACGGATGTAAACGGTGTAAAAACTAAAGACGTTCTAGATAACAGTTACAATGGAGGTATACCTATCAATGTCGCAGAGAAGATACTACTGTGGCTAGGAAAGAAAGGCAAACAGTCTGGTGAAAAATTCCCTGCACTACTTGGTCTGGACAGAAACGATTGGGAGAACCCAGATGCAACTAGGCAGGGTGTCACAGCAGGTGTTAATCCCCGCTCTCCCTGTTGGTTGTGTGGAAATTCGGTGGGTATGGGACAAGCAGGCGTAACAATCCCCAACACTGGTGAACGTGTGAGTGTGTGCAACCACCGTGATAATCAATATGAGTGCGAACACGTCCTTCCTGGCGTGTTTATGCTGTTTCTGAAACGCATGGTAAACGTTAGCCTACCCGTTGCGCGGGATTCTTATACCCGTTTATATGATTCAAGCTGCCACATCGACAACACCGTAAAGGACAATGGACTGTATCTCAAAGCAGTTTGGAGTAACCCCGGTGCAGGAAAAACAGAAGAGACAAAGTTAGTTTTCAGTCCAAACAATGAAAATATCATGTTGGATGTTCTAACGTTTATTCTTTCTACGAGGTTGAGCGATACAACTGAGATTGCGCGTATTGGAACAGGCGACATATACCCAAGGTATCCTGGTTTACCAGACAATCCCGATGGAAACCCAGCAAGAGGGTTTACCGAGCAGCAGATAGAAGATGAAGCTGAAAATGTAATAGTTGGAAGAGGAAGCCTCGGTACGATTGAAGCCGCTGGCAATGAAGCATGGCCGTCGGTGTTGCCTCAGGGAGGTAATTCACTTGCTCCGCCTATGTGTAGTGGCAGGAACGCAGTGCATTTTTACAGCATTTCAAAAAAGGAAGGTGTTCATGTGATTTCAAGATCAACTATTTCAAGCGTTGCTTCTGTTGCAGTCCAAGAGATGGCAGATGTAGTTGCCGCACTGAAGGCTAGTATCACTGCTCCCCCGGGTGTACAAGAAGCGAATGCCGATGCCGAGCGTGATAAAGAAGCACGTGCTGCCGAGCGTGCAATTGCCTTTACTCGTGCTGTTCGCTACAATAACTATACGCGTGCTTTAATTGAAATTACTCAAATCCCTCCAATTCCCGTCATCCCTGCAGCTTCCGCACTTGACTATGGTGCTTTTAATAATCTTGTAAACGACGTAGACTACCCATTCCAGCGTTCAATGCGGTATGTATTGTCAAGAGCTGTTCTTGCCCCCCCACGATCCGCCGCTGCTCCTCCTCCTCCCGCTGCCGCTGCCGCCGCTGCCGCTGCTCCTCCTCCTCCCGCCGCCGCTGCTCCTCCTCCTCCTCCTGCCGCTGCCGCCGCACCTGCTCGCCCTTTGCTTGCTACTACAGGCAACATGGAACGAATAGCCGCACTGGCGTCATTAAAGGCAGCAGGTATTCCACTGGACATTGATCCGGAAAAGGCATGGGCCTGGATATCCAATAGATATATAATCATATGGAACCGGATAAACGAAATATGTGGAATATTGAATAATACCGATAATAACCCAACAATCGTAAATTATACTATAAACCTTGCTACCAACCCCCTACTAACTGCACAGGAAGTCGTTTTTCTGGGTGCAATTGGAAAGATCAAGCTTAAGGTATCAAGTGATGCAGCAGCAGCAGCCGATGCAGCCGCAGCAGCGCTTTTGGCGGAAGAACCTGCAGCACCAGCTGAAGCTCAGGGTAGACCTGGTAAGAGGCGGAGGACTGGGGAGGGAGGTCTTCGCTTTACCATTCGTCGTCGCTCGGAGTCCCGACAGACGAAGAAGAATAGACGCAGGAGGGTGATTGAAGTCAATGTCTAAGGCTGGCGTGCGGCCCAAGCGAGCTGGAACAGATCAGCTTCGAGCCTGATATTTTCTTGACCCAACGTATCTTCCAAGAACTGGATGAGAGCGGCATACTCCTTCCCCTCCTGTTCCAAGAACACTTTCGGTTCACGGATCTTCCGTGTATCCATCCAGTAGAGCATACGTTCCACCATGCGGTAGTAGACGAGCCGTTCCCCAAAATTGTCAGGCTGATTCTGCCGGGTGTACGACTCCAGGCGGGTGGTTGGTGTCGGGGACTGCATTGTTATTATTAGTATTGGAGAGAAGAGGAACCTGAAGTGTTGACGTATCTGGCATATATACCGTCGTATGCTCCACCTGTCCGCATATATCGGGAACATCAAAGTCTGGAATCTTGCCGAACTTATCGTTACACTTGTTCCGAATATCTTTGGGAAGGATGGTATTGGTATCGGATGCCTCGTTGATATCCTGCTTAATGTATTTCAGGAACGTCCCACAATCTTTGCGACCAGCATACGGAAGCACGACCTGTTCCTGGATCTTGCGAGAGATATGGTCCCACTTGGTAGCCGAGTGTTTGTAATCGGATGCCAAGGACGTCCAGTTGAACTGTTCTTGGATCATCTTGATAATCCCGATCCCGACAGAGACTGAGCCAGTGACCATAGCGGTTGTCATAGCTTCTATCTGTGAACTTGCGAGAGCAAGGTTGACAACTCCTACTAGAGAAATCGCAATATTGGTTCCTATATTCATGGCCTTAGAAAGCTTGCTGTATCGTGAATACGCATGGGTGTGCATCCAATTGAACGATTTAGCCTGGTCACACCAGTTGGCCAGCATTCGGTCGATTTGCGGAGTCCACTGGAGACCAGGTGCGGTATCCGGCTCTTCCTTGGTGTCAGACATTGCTTAGTTTACATAAGGGATTTAAATGGATCCGCAAACTGAGAAGAACGATGGATCATAAATATATCAAGATTCTTATGAATAACTACATATCCATTTGAAGAGAGATACTCAACGATAGGAGTACTTGTGTCTGTATAGTTGTTCTCGAATTCAATAACATCAACAAACACTTTATTAAAATTAATTGACTTTATAACGTCATACTCTGCACCTTCAACGTCAATTGATAGGTAATGAATATGGTTGATTTTATTCTCTTCGCATATCGTATCTATCCGCTTCGTATTAACAATGATAACATCCGTTGAGCCTCCGCAATACAATATTTCACCTTTCACACGTTCAAAATGACGAGGATCATATTGATCCTTCAACCCTGAAAGCATCTCAGTGTATCCCCTGTTCATAATAAATTCAGCCGTTCCATTCCTACTGCTGATTGCACAATTGAGATTAATACATTTGGGGCGATTGACAAGTAGACGGGCGAATACGTCATTAAGCGGTTCAATATTGACGCCCGTCCACCCATAAGTTTCTTCAAAATAAAGCGTGTTATTGATGGTCTTACCATCATGGGCACCTACGTCCATAAATGTGCCGTTCTTGAATCCTCGGAAGACGTTTTCCTCAAGCCATGAATCCTGCTTAAATTGGCTATAAAAGGGCATTTTAGCTATATACGTATCCTCCCTTTAAGAGTTAACACGAGGACCGGGAGACATTGCTTAATTTACATAGGCCCCTTTTTTCCACCCTGGGGGAAGAATGGCTTCGTCGGATTTGGTGCGTGTAGCCAGCGATCGACCTGTCCATTCCGTCAAACGCACGATCTGGGATGTCCGGACATACTTGATGAACACAAAGACTAGAACAATCAAGAGAAGGGTGCAAACAAACAGCGTCTTCATTGTTGATGAAAGGGATTTAAATAGCCCGCCCTCAGTCATATGTGGGATGAGCGGGGATAGCAAAGCCTGGTTAATGCGCGAGTCTTAAGATCTCGTGGAGCAATCCTCAGGGGTTCAAATCCCCTTTCCCGCAGCCCTTCTTAACACCTGTAGTTCAGTGGTAGAATGAGGCCCTTCCACGCACAGCGAAGGAGCTATGCGACGCAAGGCTTTGACCCGGGTTCGGTTCCCGGCGGGTGTAACTCTTTTTTTTGAAATCTGGATAGGTTCCAAAAAAACGAATCACAACAATTTTCTGGGGAGATATAGCAATGCCGCACGTCTACGTCCTCGAGCTTGCCGAGGGCCACTACTTCATCGGGCGATGTGAAGATTCGGAAGATATCAATGAAAAAATTGACGATCATCTTCTCGGCAAGACTAGGGATCCGCATACTGACAAGTATCCTGTGAAGCGGGTAGACAAGATCGTGAGGGATGTGACACCCGAAGGCGAGATCCAGTGTTACACGCAGTACTTCCAGATGTACGGGATGCTGAATATTCACACCGATCTGAACTGTTATCGGTGCGGACGTGCGGGGCATTACAAGAAGACTTGTCGGACACGGTGGCATCGAAACGACTTTGAGATCGAGGACGATGTTTAATCTCGGAATAGACATAATGGACGTTGATTCAGCCGTACAAACGTGGAGCCCCGGAACTCCCCCTCGTAAACGTTCTCGCCCAGACCCTGCGTCTCCCCCGTATTCGCCAGCGTATGTGGTGAAGGATCTTGATACAGCCGACGCCATCCGTCATGCTGCCGAGGTCACGGGAGCCGAGGAAGGATGGTCGGCAGCAACAACTGAGCGTGAAAAGAAGGCGGCACTGGAGAAACAGACGAAGAAGAATGGGAAGGGGCGGCGCCGTGGACGTGGAAAGAAGAGCAGGAAGGCAGGACGCAGGACTCGGCGGCGTTGATTGAAACCAACTCCGATCCGCCAAAACGGATAACGGATTACTCCTTATAACAAGTAAGCATATCCGGATAAGAAACAGAATGGCAAACCCAGCAGGTCTTATCGATGCAGTGCTCGACATGGGGTATGGCTGGCTCGACGTGTGGGGAGAGGGAATCCAAAATCCACTGGACCACAAGGCCCGTAATGTGAACAGCATACTTAATCGCAAGTCCAAGAAGCTCATTATGAGCAACAACGGCGACGGCATGACGATCGATCAGCTCAACGAAAACTTTATGTTCTTCAAGTCAACTGGTGCTCAGTCTTGCGAGGGCATCAACGGGCGTTCGGGCATTGGCGAGAAGGCTCTGCATATCAAGGTCACCAACAATGAGGGGAAAGTGCTTATTCTCTCTCGTGTGGAGATTGGGGGCATAGTCAATAGCCTAGAGCTGGACTACGCCAAGATCAAGGAGACGAACAAGTTTGATATTCGTGCACAGGAGGCATCTCGTCGCCACGAGGATCTCTACAACAAGTACAACGGCAGTAGCAAGGGTACGGTGAAGATCCTGGATGTTGCCGATTCGGTCATGGGAGACGTAGAGAAGTTGTTTGAGTCCAAGAACGCTTCTGAGAGCATCCTCTACCGTGCAAGTGGCCGGTACTACGAGTATCTCATTGATGGCGTGTCGATTACCTTCCAGACGGACGATGGGGAGGTGAAGCCCTTGATCGCAATTCCTCCCGCTAACCTCGATAACTCTACTACCAAGACCATCAAGCTGGAGATGCGGATGAAGGACCAAGAGGAGCGGTACTACTACACTGATCCAGTCACTATGGAGCGTAAGTACATCCTTCCCAGCGAGAGGCTGGTGAACGTCGGTACCGATGGAAAGGACGGGGCCCCTATGTGGGGTCAGCGTAAGACCATGATGCGGATTATCATCGAGCATACGAAGTGGGCAGAACGTCTCAAGAATGCCAACAGTTCCATCAAGAAGCTTGGTCTAGACGAGATGAAGGACACTCCCGAGAACCGCCGTTTCCTGTCTGTCAACACTATCAAGCGTGACAAGCTTGTCATCCACGAGACGCCCACGGAGGAGTTTCAGAATCTGCGTATCGTAAACAGCCATATCGGTGCATTCCATATGGACACGACGCACGAAGTGCAGTACGTGGCGTCTGACTTCACAGATCGCTACCTATTCCACACACTAGTCAACAAGTCCAAGCTCGACCTCTCGGAGATCCACAAGCCACTGATGAAGCAGATTGCATTTCACCGCAATCGGTATATCAACAATCTCATAAAGTCTGTTGACAACTCCACTACTGCGGGGTCTGTGCCTGTGAGGCGTCACTCGGTTTCCTCAAACTCGTCGGGTGCATCCAGTGCCAACGACTCCACGGTTTCCGAGAATGCGGCCGAGGATCAGCGTCAAATGACTAGCAGTCCAGACTCAGAGACAACGGTAGATGTTCCTACGTCACAGGTGACTGTCCCTGCCCCTGCTCCGGCCCCTGGTCCTGCACCTCAACCGATCGCAACTACGGTGCGTAATCTTCCGAAGGAATGGGAGAAGGCACTTGGGTCTGGGGACAATCTTCAGGTCGTGCGTGATCCAGATACTGGAAACATGAAGTTCATGTACCGCCGCAGGATCCATGGCGACATTAGTTTCACGGCATGGGTTCTCCTCGGTGGCGTACGGTACCTTCGTGAGCATGTCTATCACATCGCAGTTGAGAACTGCTCGATCGAGTGGTATGTTCCCGAGGATCGGTATGATGAGGTCGTTGGCTGTGCACAGTCTGCAGTGCAGGGGGACCGCAACGGTGATCGTCTGCACATTATCAAGATCTAGATGAAAACGGATTCATTCACTATCTAGAACATGGATAGCCGCCATGTCTTCTATTATCCACAAGCGTGTCATCCCTCCCTTCAAAAAATTCGGTTACACATCTCTGGAAGAATTCAACCAACACACCATGTCTGGACTCAGCAGCGAAACCGTACTTGCCGACCTTGCCAAGTTCCGAGCCGATAAGCTTGCGGACGATCTCAAATATATTCGTAGTCGCAACCCTGCCACTTCAGGTATGACCGACGAGCAGCTCACCAATCTCTTCAAAGATATTGTAACCTGCTTCCAGAAGAAAGCCGGTAAGTTTGTAGAGCGTCGTGTAGAAGCTGCACTTACTGCACTGGGTGTCCCGTACAGGGCACAAGTCCGGCTAGACAAGAATGGAATAATTGTAGGATTTGGAAAGAAGCGAGGATCAACCATTCCCGATATTGTCTTTGGCAACCCCATAGTCGGCACTCATATTAGTCAGTACATTGTTATGTCCTTGAAGATCAGCACGCGTGAGCGAGACAAGCTTGACGGCTACTTCCGAAAGCACGCTCCTAAACTCTTCCTCTATGCAAGTCTTGATGACGACTATCCTCACCCAGATGTATTTGAGGAAGGTCCTACTCGCAAGCTCGTCTGTGCGACACCAAAAAAGGAAGACGCACGCACGTTCAAGCTCGGCTTCGAAGATATCGAGGCCACCGTTCTCGCCACTCTCTAAAGACTCGCTACTCACCTACCACCCTGCATGTATTTTTGAATGTTCTTCCCAATAATATCCGTGAACACCGTGGGGATCGTATTTCCCAGCTGGTGCCACTTATCACGTTCCGTCCCGCACAACTTGAACTCAGAATCAAATCCCTGGAGTTTCAGGGTATCCTCGATCGTGAGCCTGTACTCTTGACCGTCCACGTAATACCCGTCCCAGTTGTGACGATCGTCGATGGGAGACCCCTTTCCGCCACACCGAATTGTATATGCTACGTTCTTTGCAAAATTCCTCCCAAGTACCTCGCCAAGGTTTGAGGTCTTTTTATACTCATCGAGATCCAGGATCTTGTCAATGGACGAAGCAAGTAGGTCGGAGGAGGATATCGCCACGATAAACAATCGCTTGCGCATCTGTGGAAGCCCGTAGTCGCTGCACGTGAGAACCTTGTGAGTCACAACGTAATCGGCGGCTACGAGCTCCTCTGAGATCCGCTTGAACGTATTCCCCTTGTCATGGGCCAACAGTGCCCTAACATTCTCCAGAATAACGATCTTGGGCTTCTTGGCATGGACAAACTTCATGATCTGGAAGAACATTGTACCACGCTCATCGTCGAACCCCTTGTGAAACCCACACTGCGAGAACGGCTGGCACGGGAACCCAGCGCATATGACGTCATAATCTGGAACGCTAGAGGGATCAATTTCTACGACGTCGCCCATCGGGGTGACGCCATAGTTTTCTCGGTAAGAGTTTCTGGCAGATTCATTGATGTCGCACGACATCACGCACTCCCATCCGAGCTTTTTGAACGAATAATGAAAGCTCCCGATGCCGCAGAACAGGTCAATGAACTTCAAGGGGGCATGAGTAGAAGGCGCAGGGACAGGAACGATATTGAGTTTCGCAATGGCTTCCTGGACTTTCTTCTCCACTATCTTTTCGATTGTCCCATCCTTCTTACACGGATTCTTGCGGGCCTTGTGAGAATCTAGCTGGCTCTTCTGCTTGAACACCTTCTCGCAATTCTCACACACGTGCTCTACCATTTATATATACCACCTAGAATTACCTAAATAGGTGAAGGTCCGTTTTATATGAATAGTTCTGATTTCGCCAAAACGAATTCCCTACACCCCAGCCTTTTTGTATTCAACGAAATGTCAATCAACGGAACCCTTATGCTCAGACTAGCCCGGGAAACTTCCCGAATCATGGAATCATATCAGGACAGACTTCGAGCCTGTAAATGGTCGGACGGTGAATCAAATACCGAGGGAGACTTTGCCCGATTGGCATGTGAAGCTGCTGTCGCCGCCTGGAAAAATATTGGTGACAGTTCAATCCAACTCTCCGCTACTCCTCCCGATATTAGCTGCACGTTCACATTCCCCGACTCAACGATATTCAAATCCAAAATTGAACTGAAAACGTCAAGAGGAATCGTTATGCCAGGGTCCACAATTGGGAAGCTAGATATTAACCAACCGATGATTTACTGTCTCCGAGGCGAAACGTCGTTCCAATTCCGGTATTCGCAGTATCACTCTGCGATGGGAGAGAGCGAGACCGACCTCTTCCAGGACAGGACGCCACGACCTGCGATCAATTTCAACAAGATGGTTGATAGCAGTGTAGCCATCGAATACACCGAAAAGGAAAAATCGGTTTGGGTAGACCACTACGCTTCCGCTGCTCTTCATAGAATCAATACGAATCTAAAATCGTCGTGGCAGGACGATCTCGTGCGCAAAATGCTGAAACAGTTTGTCGAGTCTACGTCGGTGGAAGAGTTTGCACGGATGAAGAATCCAGAATCTCCCTGACTTTCCGAGCCACCAAATATCCCAGTAACGGCGGAACAGCGTTCCCGATCGGCTTGTACGCTTTTCCAGTAGCTTTTTTGTTTGGTTTTGTGAGAAGGCAAGAGGGAGGAAAGGTTTGAATGAGTGCTGCTTCCCTCACCGTCAATCTCCTTTCTCCCTCTCCGTGCCGACGGAACTCGATATTGCCATGATGTTCTGCCCGCATCGTCGGCCCAAACTCGTCCAGCCCCACGGCTTTTTGGCCCTGTCCCTTCTCCAACTTGGCGGCCTTGGAATACACTTGCTGTGCTGGATCGGCCGTAGTATCGGGTTCCAAGAGGTGGGCAAAGTATGGTCGGATGAAACATGATCGGCGGTTGTCCCGAATGACGTTCCAGTCGTCCGGGAGATCCTCCGCCCTATCGTTCCGCAGACCCATAATGATGACTCGCCACCGAGTTTGAGGAATCCCGAACTCTTCGGACTTTACGAGTTGATACTTGACTTGGTATCCGACCTCGGTGAAATCGGCGATGATCTTGGCGATGGGATTACCCGGCATGGTGAGAAGACCGTTCACGTTCTCGGCGACAAACACCACTGGTTTCACACGCCGCACCAGTTCAACGAAGGATTGGTAGAGTGTTCCCCTGGCTGCATCGAATCCTTGACGTTTCCCGGCATGACTGAAATCCTGACATGGGAACCCCCCCGTCACCACTTCGGCTTCTGGGAACTCGTAGTCCTCGGCAAGCATATCACGGATGTCTCGGAGATGGTAATTGTGGGCCCATCCGTTCAGTTCGGCGATCTCTTTGGCTTCGGGCAGAATATCGTTCTGGAAGACGGTCTGGAACGGTAAGCGACGGAGATTGACGAACCCGTTGCCAAACTCACTTTCGCTCTCGATGTAGTGGGGATCCACGCTATCACGGTGCACCACCACCTGCTCGGCGAATCCTATATCCATTCCTCCCATTCCCGAGAACAGGGATATGACACGGTATGTCATCTATCTATATGTGTTGTCCAGCGTCTCTGAAAAGGATAGGGTCCGTTTTTCAGTAGATTCAAAGAACAAGAATGGGTAGCCGCCTCAGCAATACGTCATGGTGCTGGAGTCCCCGGCAACGGTGTCCGGAACATACTCCATTCGCCAAGAGGAAGACATACGAAGAACTAATGCAGGAGGAAGCGGACAAAAAATGGTGGGCTGAATATCGGTGGATGTATGTGGAAGGCCGTGATCCGAATATCCTGGGAATTGGAGATTGTGATACGTCGGACAATCCACAATCTGGTAAAAACGGATCCGCCAAACCCAAGACTTTTTCAGAAGCATAGAAACCAAGATGCCTTACCTACTTCGTCGTAACCAGTGGATTTGGGGTAAGCCGTGCCCTTGCTGCCGGCAGTTTGAGAATGATCAGGCGAACAAGCTGGATACTCGTGCGAAGCGTGCGGCCAGGCGGGCGGCTCTACCCCGGAACCCTCCGCCAGAGACGATTCAGGTCACGACAGTCCCGACCTTGGCGGTCCCAGTATACTCGAACCTGGAGACGGTTATTGCCCGCATGATGAACACGCATTACGGAACCGGATACTCTCAGGCACCTACACACGATCTTTACGGGTGCCAACTGACCGAGGGCGGCCATAACCCCTGGAACCGCAGTCGCAATTGGGAGGAGTAAGAAACAAAAACGGATCCAGTTGAAATCAGTCTTTTTAGTCTCAAAAATGGAGCAGCTTTATATTCTCCAATGCAAGAGCGGGAAGTATTACGTTGGCAAGACTGCCGATGTAATGCGTCGGTTTGAGGAGCACAAGAGCGGTAAGGGATCAGCCTGGACAAAGAAATATCCGCCTACACGTCTGATGGAATGCCGGGCGATCACAGGGTCGCACGATGAGAATAATGTCACCAAAGATCAGATGAAGAAGTATGGTATTGACAACGTGCGTGGAGGCACGTATACGCAGATAACACTGCCCGATGAACTCATCAAGGCACTCAACATGGAGTTTCGTGGGAACGCAGATGCGTGCTATAAGTGTAATCTTGCCGGACATTTCGCAAATAAGTGCCCTGGGATAGCGGAGGATGAAAACGAGGACGAGTATGAAGAAGTATGGGGTTGTGACTACTGTGATCGGGAGTTCACTACACAGTATGGTTGTATGGTTCACGAGCGATCGTGTAAGAAGACATCATACGCAGAAGCTCCCAAGTCTGGAGCATGCTATAAGTGCGGGCGTGAGGGACATTACTCTCCAGATTGCTATGCGAAGAAGCATATTAAGGGGTATCTACTTGATTAAAACGAATCCCGCACCACCCAGTCTTTTTCAGTAGCATACAACGAAATGGGTGGCCAAACTGCGTTCGCATACATCAACGAAATGAATCTCCTCTCTTACTGGTTCATGCGGGACATGAATCCCCTGGAGTTCGCAAACTATCTCAACGAGCCACTCAGTGTGATCAAGGATGTGGCTCGTCCCTTAATTAAGGGTCACTGTCTGCTGGAAGAGTTCAAGAGCGCCAAGTTTCAAGAGGAGAACGATCTCGTGTGGGCTGCCGTTATCATGGAAGGCTCCATCGTGTGCTACGATCACAACTACGTGATCATCATGAAGAAGCGGAAGGATTAACGGCGACGATGACGGCGGGTCTTCTGGCGTCCACCGGTAAACAGTCCCGTCCCCGCTGCCGGGTTAGGTTTCGGAGGCCGGGGGAGACTCGCAATAGGGTTCGAGACCACTACTGTCGCCGGTTTCGGAGGCTTTCCTCCCCGCCTCTTCCGCCGACGAGTCCTGCGTCCTCCTGGTCCCACAGTCCAAGGAACGCCAGGTGCCGGGGATGCCTGTGCCCGGGCATCGTTGTCTAAACGCTGCTGGTCAACTTCTATTTCTCTCTGTCCCATTATATTTATTTTTCCATGGCCCTTTCGTTCAAATGTTGCTACGGCATTGGGAAAATCTCCAGATTCTAAAAAGGGGTGAAAATATATCCATTTAAACCTGTATTTTGGGTCGTCCTTCCTGAGATCCGAGATGTAATTTGTAAGTTTGCTGTCTAACATATCCAGTATCTCTGCACGGGGAGCAGGTGGACGTCTCGTACGCATTTCATCTTCGGCCTCAATCAGCTCTCTGTTCATTCGAGGGATTGATGGGGCATTGTCTAACGGCGGAAGACTACGAAGTGCCGCATACGTCAGGGGATACTCATCGTCGGGCTTGCCTGCAAACGCTCGAATAGTCTCGATCTTCCTGAATGCGTTGGGATCATCTGGCTTGATATCACGAACGACACTAACCCAATACATATCTATCCGTCTTAACTGTTCCTGTTCGGATAATTGTTGACCAGTATTTTCAAGCCTATCCTGTTCGGCATCTACCTCCTGCTTCCAAAGGGCAAAGGCGTCCATTACTTTTTATCATGCGATTATAATGGCAGACACGGTTACCGTGACAGGAAGTAAGGTCGAACAACTCAGTAAGTTATCGGATTGGTTCGCCGAGCGTGCGGACGAGCAGGGAGGCAAGACTGTCGTGTTCCACAAGAAGGATTTCCCTGGATCCAAGACCAAGTGGCAGTTCCTCGTGGATCTCTCCAAGGGTCGTAAGATGGGGTACGTCGAGAATGATAAGATCGTCGTTGATTCGTCAAAGGGGTACACTCCCTCAAAACTGAAGAGGGCAGCAGATTACTTCCTCATCGGAAAGAAGGGAGAGGAGCTCAAGACGCTGAAGAGCACGGGATACCTCGGAACCCCCCACAAGCAACGGACGCTCTCGCACGGTCAGAAGAAGCCCCGGGCAGCACCGAAGGCATACGACAGGGGTAGTGAGCTCGAGGAGCGGGGATTTGGCGGGAGGCGCACCCGCAAAAATGGAAAAGGACTACGCACAACCCGTCGTCGGTAAAAATACATATTATAACGCCCGGACAGCGGAGACCAGCGGCTGAAACAGGGAACGCACGGTTGCCTTGATCTGCGGACGATACTGTTCAATGACTTGTTTGAGGACCGATGTCGTGACAATAAAGATGGCGGCAGAGAAGACGATCCGACGATCAGTTTCTGTGAAGTGCCGGTTTTGCGAATAAGGATTGAACCGCCAGATGAGGAAGATGCTGACGTAGACCTTGACGTAGTATTCGATGGCGGTAAGATACGCCGGTTCAGTTTCTACGAATCCTACGAGGACAATGGCATAGGTTAGGTGAATAACAAAGACAGTCCACAGGTAGGCCGAGGTGTGCATGTGCCAGAGATCCACCATTATCTATTTACACAGATATTCCCAAGTCATACGACGGTCCCGTCGTATAGATGGTTAGTACGCAAGGTTCTGATTCTTGCAACCCCGGTTCGAATCCGGGCGGGACCTCCAAGATTCTGTAGCTCACATGGTAGAGCATCTGGCTGTTATTCTGAAATAGTCCACCGGAAAGTAGTTGGATCGATCCCAACCAGAATCGTTAGTTTTTATGTCGGTGTTTACACACTCAGATAAAAACTAGAACTTGTTCCTCCGTCCAAAGCGGTAACCAGGAGGGAATACAACCTTTGGAGCGGGAGGAGGAGGGGGTGGAGGGGGAGGTGGATTCATGGCTATTGTCTTAAAATCCGAAGATCTTGAGTGGATTATAACCGTACGCACTCTCCACACCAATATGCGAGAGTCCGTGGACACCCACGGCAATAGACAGAATGAGAACGAGCGTAATAAGCTGGAGAGCAGGCAGGCGTCGGATGAAGGAGAAGTTTAGGGCAATCAGAAGACCGCCTAGAAGGAGAAGTCCGCCATTCAGCGTGTGGGCCCTAATAGACGGAATCGTAAACAACTTTTCCATTGTAATCACCTACTATTTTACTTACGTGTGGCGTAGGTGGGGGGTTTCGGTAGACCCAAAACCGGGTGGGGGCTGCTGTGAACGGCAGATACGCTCACGTGCGACAGCGGGGACACGATATGGGACACGGGGACAACACGAGGGACGCTGGGGAGCGTAACGAGGTGGGTGGGCATGTTTATTATATAGAAAGAGATTTAGATTTAAACATCGGGGGCATATACTATATGTGGCTCCCATATTTCAGTTGGTAGAATCCCTCTCTTATACGCTTTTTGTCCGTATGCTTTGTGAGGAGGAAGTCGGCGGATCGAGACCGCCTGGGAGCACATAAACGCCTCTTTAGCATAGTGGTTATTGCGTGTCATTTGTAATGACAAGGTCGTCTGTTCAATCCAGACAAGAGGCACTCATGTACGACGAAACCGTCGTAGACGAGTTCGCCGGATCCTAGATTTCTTGCGGGTGCGACGACCAGCCTTGGGGACCTTCAATAGCACTTCTTCGATAATAGAACGCTTATTCTCCTCTGACATCCGTTCGTCTTCTGGAACGCCATCGGCTTCTTCAATGGCGGATATACTGCTCGCCATCATGACCGCATCAGACAATTCACGTATGAGGTCTGGATTTTTGATGATGTAACGGCGTACACGAGCAAGTAGTGCCTTTAATTTTGGATCATCACGAATAAACTCGTGGGCTTCTACTGTCACTGTCCTAGGATGTGGAGGCATCAGGCTGTCCAATACGGCACGGTTGGGATCGGAACTCAGCTTGAAAAACATATGTGCAATCTCGGAACGTTTCTTTGTGTATCCCCATATCTTATACACTTCAGCAACCAGAGGGTTCAAGGGATACAGGTATATAAACTCTGCTCCTCCTCGTCTGGCTTCGTCTACGAGTGCAGCATGTAGACGCTGTCCTACACCTCCATACAGCTCGTCTTTGATACGCCGAGTAGTGATTTCGTTCAGGTAGATATACTTCTGACCCTTTTCATTCTTCCATTCCGCCGTCAGCCATCCGCAAACAACCCCTCCCGGACTCTGGGAAACATAATGAATATGTCCCGGGTAGTCTTCGCACTGCTTCTTCCAGGGAAAAATGCTCTTGAATGCTTCTGGTTCAGCAGCAAGCTGGGTATCGGCATCACGACCTAGTCTGGAAATATCTCCAGACTGCGCCATGCAATCGTATCGTGTGACTTTACACGCCATCCTCGTCTTCTACTATTTTATAGCTTAGAAAAGTCCTCTGCGAGAGAGAGTCTTGTGTGTCTTTCCAGTCAGTTTGTAGTATACGTCGTGCATCCACTTCAGCTCCTGTCCACGCAGAGCATCCTTCGTCGTGATCAGACTTTCACCGCTGGAATTACGGTATCTCGGTAGGGCCTTGTGTTCGCTCCAGGTAGGTGTCGCAGGAACGTGCTTTCCCTCCTTTTCTAGATACGCTTTGTACTTCTCAACCCATTTCTCCCACGACGCATGCGACTGATCAGTAGGTGCCTTGGGTGCAGTGGCACCTCCACGCTTCCGTGTTGTACGAATCTTATTCTTACGGGTCTTCGCCATTTATATTACTATACTAAAACAATGAGGGGACTACGCCTGAAAACCATCAAGCGGTCCCATAACCCCAAAAAGAAATGGGATGCAGTCTTCATGAAACCGAACGGACAGACAATTACCCAGCCGTTTGGTCAGAGGGGATACTCAGATTTCACCAAGCATAAGGATGTCACACGTAAGAATCGTTACATTGCCCGTCATGCCCGGATGCACGAAGACTGGTCTGACCCGACCCGTGCGGGAACCTTATCCAGATACATTCTGTGGGGCAAGCCAAGTTTCAAAGCTTCCGTTCGGTCGTTTAAGAAGAAGTTCCACGTATAACATCAAGTTGAAAGCTCCTATGCAAGTATTCATCCCACGACAGTGTGTAATCGGATTTTTTGTATATGTCCATCGTGTGATTAAACAGGCGAACATAGGCAAAAAAGATTATCCCAATTACTATGGCAGGCGTGAAGTCCTTCATTAGTTAAACACGTGATGCATTCTCCAACGGAAAAAACGAGTGGCTCCCAAGAGAAACCTTTCAACCTTGGGGGCTGGAAGAATATTCAATGCGCCCGCAATCAGTGATCCTTCGTTCTTGGCTTTACGAGTAAACAATCTCAACACAGAGCTCTTGGCTTTCATCACTGCCTTGACTTTCTCATCGACGCCCATTTCTGCTCTCAACCCTGTCTTGAACTCCTTGACCCGTTTCATAAACTCTTTCTTGAGAGACATAACATCTTTTGCTGCTGCCTTGTAGTCTCGCAAGCCCTCTCTGACCTCCTTGTCCTTCTTCACCTTTTCCATGATTTCCAGACACCGTCCCTCCAGGACGATCCGACCATTATGCCACCAGTCGTGCCCTCCATCATTCATCTGTCCGATCACATTGCACAGCGGACACGTTGACCGATGCTGGAGAGCACGAAGAAGACAAATTGTATGGTAAGCATGGCCGCATTGTAGACGAGAGGAATCTCCGTCCACAATGATGTCGTTAGTAGTAGTCTCCCGGAATACTGGGACACAAAGTGGGTCGTAACAGAGGATACACTCCTCTGTCATTTGTTAGTTTCCTTAAGAACCAATATGTAAGTTCATTTCGTTCTTGGCGGCCTTGGGAACACGACGAGTCAGGAGTTCCGTCTGACGTCCAAACGTCGAAGCATCTTCTACATCTTCGGGGATGCCCTCGATAGCACGCAGCGCATCCGACACTTTCTGCGGCTGGTCGGAGAAATGAAGGAGCAGCTGGGTGCGAATCGTGTTCCGCTTGATCGCAGGCTTGACGGTCCTCACCTGACGAGAGATGGATCCCCCCGACATCCCTTCCAGCTTGAAGTCGTCCACCTCGTTCTCACGCATGAACGTGAGAACAGCCGCACCGAGCTTGACCTTTTCTTCAGTAATTGTCTTGATACGCAGTTTCAGTTGGCGGATCTCGTCGTCCATGGCAATCCATTGACGAAGCGTCTCGGCTACCGGCGGCGGGTTGTCCTCGGCCATGTCTTTCTGTTTATACTACGCTTGCGACGTGTAAATCTGCCCCGGCCTCCCTTCTTCTTGCCCTTGGTCGGAGGAAAGACTTTTCTGGCGGAAACTGCAGTGGGTAGAGCAGATGCAGTGGGTTTATCGGCGGGTTTATCGGCGGGTTTACCGGCGGGAGACGGAGCAGCCTCACCTGCAGCGGGGATGGGAGCGGGGAGCGGGGGAAGAGCGGCAGCAGCCTTGCTCTGGATCTGGGCGAGCGAAGGTAGGGCAGGTGGGTTGGGACCAGCAAATTTGTCTAGACTGGGCAGGGAACTGGCAGTGCTCTTGACCTTTGCAATAGCGCCCTGTAAACTTCCAAACGCCTTGGAAATAGATGCCGAGATCTTATCTGCACGGTTGTAGAACTTGGTGCCCACGGTTTCTACGGCCTTGACACCACGTGACAGCGCAGGTCCGACCACGGGGACCATTCCAGCAGTAGCTTCCAGAGCCGCAGCAAACTCCTTGCGAGATATTCCGATGACCATAGCCAGCCAGAGGAACCACAGGGAAAACAGCCAGCCCAGAAGGATACCTAGAGTTCCTGCGAGTGGGACGGGGATCAGTCCTACGATACCGGGTGTCATCGTCTGGATATTGGAGGCCATCACGGGGAGAACGGCAGCAGTCACATCGAGAGCGGCTCCAATGAGGTCTCCAAACAGGGGTGTGTTCTCTAAGGTATCTAGGATAAAAATGAACGGGATAATCATGCGAATAATCAGCTGTGCGGATTTAATCCCACCCTGAATTGCTGGATTCACAGGAGGCGGCGGAGTGATTCCAGCAGCAGAATCAATCGCACTTCGGATACTACTATTCAAGATACTGTCGACCGGTGCTCCACCCTTCTGCAAATTAAACGGCTGTATCTTCTTGTATACCGAAGCAGCCTGCTCTGGTGTAAAAAGAGGCTGCCCGTCCTTAGTGAACGAGCGGCGAATATCCTCGGCGGACTTGAACTTTCCCTTATACAGTGCTTCGTAGGCACTGATCATACTGTCCATGTTCTTAGCATCGGCAGTGCCAACATGCCTTTCAACTATTTTTCCAAAAGACGTAGCCGGATGCTTACTTTGAAGCTCCCACTGAACCATTATATATGTGGGAGACTTTAGAACTTCCAGCGACGGTCACATTCCAGACAAGTCACGAACGTCGTCATCGGTTCGTCTGCGCTCCTGGTCTGCATCTGGTAGTAATCGCACTTGGTCTTCTTCTTGCATGAGGAGCAGTAGAAGTAGATGGAGGCACTCCCAGAGGGCGAGTAGAGATGTTTCTCCTTCTCAATCTGCGCCTCAATCTGTGCCTTCCATCGCTTTGGGCTCAGTTCAACCACCGTCATTTCAGCGAATGCCGCTGGAGTCAGTTCGCCAGATACGAGTTTGGGAATCCAGTCGGGGGCATTCTCGTAGAACTGGATACACCGACCACGGTAATGATTCCAGAAGGCAACGTTCGCCCACGTGACTTCAATACCCTGCTTGGCACAATCACGGATACACCGCTGAAGAAGAGCGACTTCAAGTGCGTTGGCGATATCAGAGGGAATTCCGATCTCTACGTATCGCTGCTTGACTAGATCACGGACGGGACAGGGAGTATTCACGTCGTGAATCACCACCTGCTTTGGCTTGCGTTGGCGGGTAGGAGCAACTTCCTCCTCTGGCGCAGGTTCCTCATCGTCTGGAACATCTTCGTTGTCCGACACCTCCTCCTCCTCCTCGGCCGCCTCTTCCTCATCAGACGACTCGCCTTCGAACGTCCAGCTAGCATAGATCGTTTCGTAATCTGCGGGCTTGAGGTTCGTGTATACGGACGCCAACTTATCGTAGTTGTCAGCATTGGAGTTCTTGGACAGCATGACGACGATACATCCGATAAACACCTCGTCCTGGAAATTCCCGCCCAGAACGTGCTGGTTGATGTTATCATCTTCGTCTTCGCACCCCGACTCGGCAAATACGGTGACCCACGTTTCCTTATCCTGGATCTTGCCCTGAAACTGGAGACCAGGCTGCTTGAGTTTCGTCCTGAGCCATTCCAGGACATCCACAGACTTTGCAGGGACGGTGAGTTCCTGGAGTGCCCCTGTAGCCTGAATCGACGTTGCCAAAACCATTCTTACTTACTTAGTGTTTCTCTCTCGAAAATTACGATCGGTTTTGAATTCGTCAAAACGGATCGGGTATTTCTTAGGAAACTGAGTAGCATATTCAAGTCAAACTAATCAAACAAACAAACAAGATGAGCACGTGGCACGAGAAACTCGCAAATCGCAAGCAGGATCAACTGGACGCAGAGCGGAAGAAGCTGGTGGAGGTGAATGATATCAGCTTCCCATCGCTCACGGAGAATTCATGGGGTGCGGCGGCTGGAGGTGCGGGGGGTCCGGCAGTTAAACCCAAGTTGGCATCGCTCCTGGTGGAGTGGGATGCCAAGGCCGAGGAGGAGAAGGTGCGCAAGGCTGAAGCTGCCGCAGCCGAGGCTAAGAAGAACACGACCTACAGCTATGGTTACAACCATACCAAGTATCGTTTCGGCAATACCCATTCTCGGGACGAGGATACGTATTACGAGGATGAGTATGAGGATGAGCTGCCGCCTATCCCAACGGCCGATTCGTCGTCGGACTGGCGCACGGTTGAGCGTCCGGTCCGCAAACCCAGGAAGACGGCTGTCGAGAAGATGATGGAGGAGCCTGAGCTTCTTGAGCCGGCGATTGAGGATACAAGCGTTTGGCAGACGGAGGGTGTTTGGGAGCGGGAGCGCTAACTAAAAGACTAGTCCGAATACCGACGAAAGCAGCCACATGACCGCTGCACGGATATAGTGGGGAATAATGAATGCAATGACGAAAGCAGTCGCACCCAACTGTTTTCCAGTTGATGTGAAGAACAATCCACCCGATGCGGCTACCAGAACAAGAACGCTAAGAACTCCGTATATTCCACCCAGCGACTCATACGCCGCCGCCGCCGCCGCTGAAGCATTGTTCAATGCCAGTTGATTTGCCGCATTTTGTTCTTCTGTCGTAGCATCCTCAAGTCCACCTTCCTTTACCACCTGTTTATTTGGGCTTCCTTGTCCCGCCTCATCCTTTTTCTTACCCGAACGACGGCAGCGCATGTACAGTTTTCCGTCACGAGGAGTTGTGACACCCTGCGCCTCTGCATCATAAAACGTCACTTTACGATCGGCAACTTCTTCTAGAGGTCGGCGAGCAGGTTTGACTGATCGGACAAGTTTAGCGTAATCGGACGGATCAATAGTTACGGTGTTGGAATATACAATCCACGTCACATTAGGTTGACATGCAGGCCACACTGTAGTGCCTTTGTAGATGTAGTAGGACGGAATGTCGGGAATCACGTCCCGGATTGTCCATGATTTGGGTAGTGTCACGGCCGATCCCTGATCCACATACGGAACGAACGCATTGAAAAACTTAGAGGAGGGAGTGTCTCCGGGAGTGCTGCGGAGAATGACGGACATGCATATGATCTTTCCACCAGGATGACTGAAGAGACACACGAGTTCTCCCTCTCCAAATACGGATTCCAAGGAATGCTGGGAGGTGGAAAATAAGACCATTGCTTCGCACGTGTATCCGTCCCCGTTGAACTTACCAGTAGGTTTGCCGTTCTGGAATCCGCTCAACACAAGACCGCCTGCACTGGCTTGGGCATTCCTTACGTATGCCGTTCCAACGGCTGTATCGTCTACGGACCATTCGCACAGACGGTCGCACGGAAGCGAAAAAGACTGTGATAAATTAATTGGAGACTGATGGGGGGCACCGCATGCTTTGTATTCATCGGGCCACTTTCGGGAACTGTCGAAGATACTGGTCATCCCTTCTCTATTATTAGACAGGCATACTTATAAATTCCGAGATTGACTTGGGGTCATCGCCCGTCCATTCCAGACTCTCCTCAAACTTCTTCTTCTGCCGAGTCTGGATCTGAGTGTCGACGGTGTCCCTGAAGTACATAGAGGTGACACGCACGTTGTGACGTGTGTTGATGCGGTAGGCACGATAAATGGCCTGGAGTTCAAGGAAGGGGTTCCAGTCCGGGCTGGTGTTAATGACGTGGTGGACCCACGGAAGCGAGATGCCCACCCCACCAGCCTTGATCTGCAGGAGGAGGACACGGGGTCCGTCGATGAAGGACTGGATGACCCCGATAACGTCGTCGGGAACAAACGTGGTCTCGTCGATGATGTTCTTGATCTCGGTCGGCGTGGCTGGGTTGCCGTAGCCCTCCATCGCCGTCCGCTTGGCAGGTGTAGTCTTGCCGTTCAGGACCTCAGTGCGGATCTTGGCCTTGGACAGAGCCTGCTGCAGCAGGTCCAGCTCGGTCTTAAAGTGCGTGACAATCATCGTAGACTCGCCCTTCTTGAAATCGGCCTTCACCATGTCCACGATATGGCGGAACTTGGTGACCTTGGACGGGTCCCACTTGCCCACATCCTCGGGGTCGCCGAGGACAGCAGGCATCTGAGCACGCCAGACCTTTTCGGCATCCAGAACAATCTGCGGGTGGATGGCCGCCTGACGCTCACGCAGAATCATCGTGAGCTTCATCATGCCCCGGACGTGGCGGGGAAGCCGGCGGGCGTTGTCGGCGATCCAGGCATTGGTGTCCTCGATGCGGCCAGAAACGTACTCGTAGAGCCGCATCTCCTCGGGTGACTCGAAGTCGTAGACGTGCTTGTCGTTCTGGAGCTCGGGACCGCCATGGACAACCTCGGAGCGGAGCTTGCGGTAGCGGTACTTCTTGAACTCCTCGGCAGGGAGGCCCGGCTGGAGGAACTCGGTGTAGGCACGGATATCGGACTTAGAGTTGTTGAAGGGCGTGGCGGTCAAGCCCCAGCGAGACCTGGCAGGGATCTCACGCAGAGCCCAGAAGATGGTTCCGAGGTTACGGATGACGTGGACCTCGTCCACCACCACCCGATCAAAGGCCTGCTCACGGAACCACCCGACGTTCTCCTTCAAAACGGAATGGTGCGTGGCAACAACAGCTGTAGGGCGGCCCGGGGTGAGATGAGTCTTGTTCTTGATGTACTCGATGCAGTCGAAGGCGAAGTTGGACTGGAGACGCAGCTCGGCGAGCCAGCCGCCGACAGTGGACTTGGTGGTGAGGACGAGGGTGCGGGGCAGCAGGTTGTCTCGGATGAGCGTCGACGTAATGCGGGTCTTGCCGAGACCCATGTCAAGGCACAGGAAACCTCCAGAGATGATGTGATCAGATTCGCGGGTTTTCATCCAATTGAGTGCGTCGGTTTGGTAGGGATACATTCTGTTGGGCAGTCCTGGATTTCTAGCACTCAAACAGATCCGTTTTCTTCTCGTTTTGTAACAATGGTAGACTCGGAGGTAAATTTGGCGATCGCCTCACTAACCTTCAGTGTCCTGTCCTTTCTCGTGATGATCATAGGACTCGTCCTTGTATTCTACCCCGGACTGCGTGAATCGTTAACGGGTGCTACGAGCGGAATGGCATCGACCGGAAGCGGAATCCTAGATAACCTGAAAATTGCCGGTGTGCTCGGTGGAGCGCTGTCCCCCGATATCGTCCTGCTCATTGGTTTCATTTCCGATATCATGAATCTCAAGTTCCGTTTCTCGGTGACAAGCATTATTGGAATCATTGCTGTGATTCTGCACTGGATTGTTGGAGGGTCTATTTTTGGATTTTCCAAGGGAGTAACGTCGGCGGTCGCATCTACCGCATCGGCAATTACAGCGGCAGTGGCACCTAAGGCTCCGACGGCACCTTCTCCTTCTTCTGCTCAGCTGTTCGGAGTAGGCGATGGAAACCCTACGGCTCCAACGGTCAGTCCTCCGGCTGCTGCAGCGGCAGCAGTAGCGGCAGTTGCTGCTCCGGCCAGCCCCGCAGGAGTTCTGGGAGCTATTGCCAAGCCGCAGAGACAGGCAGCAACCAAGAAGCTGACTATGCCAACGGGAAACAAACCCCCTACCCGTCGTCCGGGAAGCGTATCCACTGCTCCCGATATGGGAGAGTCGGCGGCCCCGGCGGCTACGGCTCCAGCAAACAGGACAGTAAGTTTTGCTCGGCCTACCCGTGCTGCGGCAGCGAAATCCTCCGATTCAACGTCAAAGATGGCTGCCAACAAACAGCTTGGCGGCGCTGTTCTCCCCGACTACATTACCCAGAAATTCAATCCTTGCGCAATTCGTGGCCTTGGGTATTTCGATATCTCGGGCTCGCCTATGGGTATGGCTGCCCTCTCTGCTGTCTTCATGGTGTATCTCCTGGATATGACTGTGGGAAGCAAACGGTCCTCGGCACAGGCTGGAGGGTTCGCAGGGTTCTCGGTTGCGATATTCCTACTCAACGTCTACGCCTACCGTGAACTCAAATGCGTTGATACCACAACTGTTACTGCCTCACTCAAGGCTGTTATCCTCCCTCTTGCGATCGGACTACTTTCGGGAACGGGTGGATACTACGTTCTCAAAAACAATTATGCCGATTTCCTGCCGCTAGACGGTACGCACTTTGACGACGGAACGGAGACTACACCGTCCCCCGCCAACCGGAACCAGGCCCACTGTCAAGCACCCAACGATCAGGGGGAGATGGTCTGCGAAGCCTACCGTGACGGCAAGCGTGTCAATGCTGCTTAGGCTGGTTCTGGGTAAGACGCTTCAGAAGCGCAAAATAGCCCATCAGCTGCGTCCCCGAATGACGGCCAATCTCCTTGCCGTCATAAACAGCCACCATCGTGGGGACATGAGTAACGTTGTAAGTGGAAGCAAAACGACCAGGATCGTTTCCCGTATCTACCATCGCCCACGTCACCTGCTTGTAATCCTCCTGTAGCTCAGCCACAACTGGCTTCACCGCCTTGCACGGACCGCACGTTGCCGACGTGAAGAAGTAAGCCTGCATTACTCTTCTAGCTTTTCTATGGTTAAATGGGTCTTCTCCACCAGTTTATATGCGACTGCTCCATGAATCTTGGCCTTCTCTAGGTCATACGCCTTGGATTGAAGGGTCTTTTTGAGAGCAGTGATCAGAGCAGTTGACAAGAATTTCTGATCCAATGAAGCCGTGTTGGCTAGAATAGCCTTCACGAGTTCAGTTTCTGTCACGGGCCCGCCCATGATTTTCAGGGGGATGCCACCGAGGACATCGTCTACGCTTGTCCCAATGCGCACGACCTTTTCGGTAAGATCAGCGGGGCGAACCTCCTTGGACTCAGTCGCCGCCTTGTTGGCAAGCTGATCGGCCAGATCGTTCCACTTGCTGTCTGCGTCATCACCACCCGTATGTGCCCGAACGTGCACGAACTGGTGGACAATACCTTCCAGTTCCTTGAGAATCTCTTCTAACAGGGTTCGGTGAACTACCGGCTTTCCTGCGGCCGTCTTCCAGTCCTTCTTCCGCCACCCCGAAACCCATTTCGTCAGGCAATTGATGGAGTATTCGGAATCGGTGCAGATGCGGACAACCACGCCCGATACGCTGCGCTGTGATTTGAGTCCTCGGATTCCCTCCAAGATGGCGGTAAGTTCTGCTGTCTGATTCGTTTGAGAATCGTCAGGGGCAAGAGGACGGCCAAACGACGACTCAAGCGAATCCGGATAAACTGCTGAGTACGCCCCTCGTGAGTTCTTACGACCATTGTTAATTGATGAACCATCTGTGTATATACTGAGCATCGGTGTATGATTTATATAGGAATGCGAGATCCTGCGTCCGTTTTGATCCGCTTCCAAGTCTCTAGGACACCTTCCGTATTTCCCACGTGTTCTGGGGTAGTCATGAACGGAACAGTCTTCAGTTCTCGGGAAATACACCGGCTCTGAATAGCCATCTGGACATTGTTCACGTATTCCACGTGAAACCAGACTCTGGAACGGTAACTCTTGGTCTCCAGCCACCGACGAAGAGATTGCTGGCAGGCGAGCGACAGAAAATGGGCATGCCAGACCATCAGGAGTTTGACTCGCTTGGACGATTTGGATGTCACCCAGACTTCAAACAATTTTCCAAACTCGTCGACGGAACATACAGTTGCGGCATCAATCTCGAAGGTTTCCAGCTCAGCGGCGTGAGCGGTCGTATACTCGTTCCATACCCGAATCATTTCACGATCGTCCATTGGTTCGTGGAATAACATGTGGGGTGGTGGAAAGATGATGCTGCTCATTCTTATTATATTACTCTCCCTTCAGCTCTGAAACTATCTTTCGCACGGGGATATCCTGCGAAACGATATACAGACTGTTCTCGGTCAGCACGATGAAACACCCATCAATGCGAAAAATGTTTTGGACTGTGGAGGTGTACTCGCTCTCGTTTTTCACGAGATACTTGGCGTTGTCCTTGACGCCGATACAGCATTTCTTGTCACGGCTATCCGTCCAGTAATCCAGGAGAATCGGGCGGTCATCGTCTACAGAAATCTGGGCGGCACGGAGGAGAACAGTGGCCGGGGGGAGGTTACTCGGTGCCGGCGTGGTCATTTGTAATGTATACTGTTTTGCGTCTAAACCTTGTGAACGCAGTCATCCAGCTTGAATCTCGAGCGCATGCCAAGGCAGGGGGTGTCCGTCTTGGGAATAGCGAGGATCTGCTTGGCCTTGTCGGAGATGAAACTTCCCTTTCCAAACAACTTGGCCATTTCCGAGAGAAGCGTGACGACCTGGTCCACCGACTCGGACACCACCTCGTTCTTCGGCTTTCGGATGTTCTCCTCGAAATCAGAGAGAACCGTATCCACTGCCTCGTGCAACAGAGTCTCAGAAATCAGGCCACGGGTATGGAGTTCACTCGCAAACACACCGAAGCCACGGCGAAGCTCCTTCTGCTTGTGCCACGTGCATAGCTCGTCCTCAAACTGCTGCTTGGGCATCGACGTGAGGTCAGGGAAACTGATCGTCTTCGTCTGGTCAAACATCTTGTTGAATGTGTCGAGCGAGCAGTAGATCTGGAGATCGTCGTGGACAGCGGGCAGGGCTTCACACAGCTGAGCAAACATGTCGGCCAGCAGCTTGGCGTAGAATGGCATCGAGACACCACGGTCGAAGATGAAATTGACGACACGCATGCGGAACGTCTGGTCACGCTTACCGATCGTCTCGGCGATGGTCTTGGTCTTCTCGTCGAGCGTCGACTTCACCACCTTATTGATGATGCCGATAATCACCTCATAATCGGGATCGTCCTTGAGACGGATCGTCGCCTTGAGATCGTTGATAATATCACGGCGCCACGAATCGTCGGCGGGACTACGCCGCTGGAGGGCGAACTTCTTGGGCTTCTTGATGTAGATCGGTGCGACCGGCGCCAGCTGCATTGCGCCGATCATGTCCAGAACAGATGGGGGGATAGGGAGATGAACGGCAGATCGGAAAGAGTAGAGGAGAGTAGAGTTCATTTTAGTAGCTACTCTATTTCCATAGGAGAGAATACGAATCCGTTTTACTCGCAAGTCCGCAAAAACGGATTTAGAGTTGCGCTACGAAATAAGGTAGCGACCACAATGACTTCTATTACCGAATCCACACCTTTCTCTAGCACATGGGTACTCTGGTACTTTGATCCCCGTAACAAGGACTGGAGCTTATCAAACTACAAGAAGATTGCGGACATCTCGACAGCACAACAACTCTGGACCATCATTTCTACAATTCCTAGGGAGGCCTGGGAATGCGGCTACTTCTTCTTCATGAAACGTGGGTTCCGTCCTATCTGGGAGGTTCCCGAAAATGAGCACGGTGGATCTTGGAGCAAGAAGATTCCCACGTGTGATATGTACGATATAGCGGTAGACCTTATCGTGCATTCCATTGCCTCCGAGGATAACATTATGCTTGCCAAGCCCGATTCCTACGTCGGGTTCTCAACCTCGCCAAAGGGCGATTTCAATATCGTGAAGCTGTGGACCAATGCCGTGATGCCAGGCAGCGCAAAGACCTACCTCAGCAGCGCCATGAAGATGGCAATTACCGATGACGTTGTCTTCACGGCTCACAAGTCCCGGCGGTAAGTAAGTAAACAGTCATCCACAACCAGTCAATTTTTTATCACGAGAACTGCTGTGAAAAACACATAGACTGCTACCACAAAGACGGCAACAATACCCATACAGTATCCGCACCACTGCATGGAGTCCTGAACCTCCTCATCCTCGAGTATGTTGGAAAAGCGCCCGCCGATCATATATATCTACTGAAGGCGGCGCCGCTCTAAACTTAGATAGAAGTTGGATCGCATCTCCACGCTTGGTGATTTTATAGAAGTCGTCGTTCACACGTTCCCACAGGGTAGACTTCCCAAACATAGTTTCAAACGGATGATCTGCCGGGCCTTGAATTCCCATTCCCTTCAGAGTGTTCAGAATCCCGTACAGTTTCCCCCCGTCATCGGTCATGATACAGAACCATGCATCGTTCAAGAGAACCGCCGGATCATATTGCAGTGTGCGCTCCTTTCCCACGTGGCCGTAGAGAGAGGTGGACGCCTGATCCTGTCCAAGCAATCCGAAATCCGTCGTCATACTTTCCAGTCCCACTACGTTTCCAACGGCATCATAGTTGTAATTGGATACTTCGGGCGCTTCTTCGGCAGACTTGCGGGCCCACATACTCTGTCCACCTTCATACGATCGTTCCTGATACGGCGGAGGGACATGGGGCTTGTTCGGGTCCATTATTCTCTTCAACCACTATTCTTGTAAGTCTTTTTAACTTAACAAGTTACTTGGGAACGATAGAAGAAACACCCGATGGTTTCATCTTCGCACCCGTTTCCTGTATCGCCTTTCCGATCAGAAGAGGCATCGCAAGATTTTTCATGAGAGACGCAGCGGCGGTGGTGGCGTAAGAGAGAGAGTACCCGATGACAATTTCGTTCTCATTCTTGGTGCTCTTGACCATTTCCTTAGAGAGTTCTGATACGGCGTTAATCATCGCCATACGAGTATCGAATGGCAGGTCCACATTCAGCGTGACACCTTTCGGCAGATGCTTTGAGAGATCCTTATTATCCATAAACCCCTTGATGAGTTCAGGGGTTGGCATACCGTAGATAAACTCTACCATTCCCCCCAACATTCCTCCCTGTCCGTTCTTCACAGCGTCGTCAATGCTCTTCATCAGGAAGGAATAGAGTTCCTTCTGTTTTGTTGACAGTTCGGCGAGTTTCGAGGCGTCATAGTCGTAATGCTTATCTAGAATTGTCTTGGTTTGGGCAATCACTACCGCCCAGTTCGGGAAATTGCCCTTCATGTTCGTGAACTCTTCTCTCCGCCGGTTCTGGCCGTAGAGAACAGCAATCAGGATTACTACTGATACTCCTATCAGGATATATCCAATGTTCATTATTCTTTAAGCAGAGGAATTGGAGCACGGCATCAGACACAGCTTGATTTCCCCTAAGTTGGCAATGACATACTTAATCATCATGAACCAATCGTTCTTCATGTAGAGCTCCAGGTTGTTCGAGAGATTGGTGCACTTGGTGAAGAGCACGAGGTGGGGCAAGGAAAAGCTCCCGGAGATAATGGCGTTGGCCTCCTCCTTCTTAACACTGAACTCCGAATCAGAATCTCCCAGAACTGTTTCACGATTCGCAAACTGGCCCTTGCATGCTAGAACCAGGGTAGATCCCACACTCTTGATATCCACCGTCTTTGCCATCAGGAGCGTCATATCACGGCACTTCTTCTGGAAATCGATCGAGGGCATCGTGATCCGAGCCGAGAATTCCGTGGACGGCATCTCGATGTTCGGCTCGTCACGGTCCAGGAGGGATAGCGAGTAACGTGTGACCTCCTTCTTGTCCCCGTTCTCTAGCAGGATACGGAGATGGTTGTGATCCCCCTTCTCGATGTAGAAGGTCAGGGTATCGTCATTCGTCGCCGTCTTGACAATACGGTAGAGGTGATCGGTGTTCAAACCAATGACGGTGGGCGTAGAGCACGAATACTTCTCGAACTTCGAAGCCTCAAGACGCATATGGACAAGGACGGTGCGGGTATTGTCCATGGCCGCCATCTTGATCCCGTCCTTGTCGAAGGTGAAGTTCATCTCGACCAGGATACACTTGAGGGCCTCCACCAGCGTCCTGATGGCTCCAGTCTGAACTGTCTTGGCCTCTACCAAGTAGCTACTGCTCATTTTTATTAGTTCGGGGCGACTTGCTTAAATCCAATTGAACACGGATGCCAGGATGTATCCACACAAGAATTCAATGATGTCGACAAACACATTGATATCCGTGATATCTAGAAACTGGTAGAGAATGAAGACGGGAACCAGCAGTCTGAGCTTGTATCCCAAGACCCCAAAGGCTATGTGCCAAAAAGAGTTCCAGTTGTCGGTAAACAATCTGCGGGGAGAACAGAGAAATGGCATGGATGTATCTTTGGCCCCTAGTGTTGATCGGGGCTTTCGTGATCCTAGTGTTGGTGGGCCTGCTGATGGGGGTAAATTTGGTTCTTGGGTTGTTGGTCGCATCCTTATACGGTCTATTTCCGAAAGAGGTTCTGTTTGAATCGGTGGCATCAAGAGTACGAAACAAACAGGTGGAGGAGAATATTCAGGCAACATTTCGGATGGAGTGCCCAGAAGCACCTCCTCCGACATGCCTCTTTATCTGGCAGCCACACGGTTTAATCTCCGTTTCGTCCGTGATGTTCAACATTGGTCTCTGTAAACATCCAAACTACCGAGCCAACCGTGCAGTCACTCTGCCGTTCTACCATTACTTCCCGGTGATCGGAGATATCATCCGCCATCTCGGTAGTATTCCCTCCGATTCGGTTAGTATTACCAAAACTTTACAGAAAGGTGAATCTGTCTCCGTGATGCTGGGAGGTGTCCGTGAAATGCTGACGGCTGAAGGAAAACATATAAAACTCTACATCCGCAACCGCACCGGAATATTCCGTATTGCGCTGGATACGAAGACCCCTCTCGTCCCCGTCCTGACCTACGGTGAAAACGAGGTATTCCCACGATCCAATGAATGGTGGGCCACCGAACTGAATAAACTCCTACATTCCTATGTGGGTATGGCCGTCGGCATTCCTACATGGAAAGCCCTCCAGAACTGGTTTGAACTGTCGTATAAACCTCTCAAACCAATCGTGACACATGTGGGATCGCCCATCCCTGCTACGGGCGACGTTCCTGCTTTACGAAACACTTACATTAAAGCTGTTGAACACCTCTTCAAAAAGACCGCTCCGGCTGGGTATACTCTAGAGATCGTTTAAGCCACAACCTCCTCCTCCGCCCCGCCCCGCTTGCTCTTCTTCACCTTGGTGGGCTTGCCGTTCTTGATCGTCCAGCGCTGTCCCGTCTTCTTCTCCCATTTCTTCAGCGTGCCCTTGCTCTTGGCCGACGCCGACTTGCGAGCCGACACGATCTTGCCGTACTTGTTGTACTTCAGTCCCTTCTTCGTCAGGCCGCCCTTGGTGTGGTGGGCCGTGCCGTGCATCACCTGCGCACGGGATCCAACCGCACGACGAGCACCCCCAGTTACGAGTCCATCCGTAGAGTCCATTTGTTTATTCTAGAACAGAGAATTACTTCTTCAGCTGGGAGGAGACATCCTTGTCGGACAAAATCACCTCGGAGGGCATTTCAAGATAGAGCACGCTGCTGAAAAACGGCGAGACACGGTGGTTGAAGACGATACCCCGGATCTTGTCGTTGCTCGATAGCGTGGACAACAAACGGTTCGCAAGAACCCCTTTCTGTAAAGTTTTACGCAAGGTCTTGACCTGAACTTTACACGAATCACCGTTCCACGCACACAGTCCAGTACACGCATCTTTGGGGGAACCTGTGCACGAATGCCGCATCTTGCTATAGAATTCCGGTGGATTGTCGGCAGCCGCAAATGTCAGAGTATCGTCCATCCACGCATGAAGGAGGGGGCGTAGAGACTCTATATCGGGCGAGGAATGGGACAAGGCAGTACGGAGATCGGGGTAATCGTCTGTCGCAATATCCTTGGACAGTTGATACAGCAGGAATTCAAAGATCTCGGCTTCGTAGGTGATAGACCTAGCCAGTTTTGTATCGGCTTCAGCAGGTTCGGCATTCACAATCTTGTCCTCGGTTTCATCGTGGACAGTCTCGGTGATTTCAGTGGGATCTTGGGAGATCGTGTCGCCAGACTGGACGGGGATACGCAGTCCAGCAGCAGTAATGAGTTCCACGACATTGTTCTGAATATCAGTATTGTCGTGGGCATAGGCGTATCCTGGATGCGCTGCTTTGGCGTGCGATAGAACGTCCATCATCGCAGGTTTCGGGGGATATTGGTCTTGGGGGATATCGGCGTATCCTGGAATGTGTTCCGTCAAGAACGTGGGGATCTGAGATGTAGGACGGAAAGGAAGAATGAATGTTCCGGGAAGAAAGAGGGCTTGGGCACGGCGGTAAGGATCGAGGACAACCTTGAGTTCAGGGAATCGGGATTTGAATGTCATGTTTGCGAATGCGATCGCCTTGTCAATCGTGGGAATGCTGCGTACACACGCCGTAGCCCGCAGACCTTCCAGTGTTCCCAGAAAATCAGTCGGGAACGGTTTTTTGTATATGTTTCCGTTGTATACGGGGGTGGTTGATGTCCTGGATACGTGGACAAGGTAATCTACACTTCGAGGATCGTCGACATTGACAAGGATCACGACAGCCCGTTTCACGTCCCGCACCGCTCCGATATTCATGAAACATCCGGTGGAAATGGACTCGCCGACGTAGAGGACGTAGAGCATACAATTGAGCGAGAGGGCCGAATACTCCAGCTCTTCGAGAGGCGTGAGTTCCTTTTCACGGAACGCCTTGTCGATAGAGGCAATCCTGGCCTTGATCTTGTCGTGGTCGTCTGAATCGGCCATCTTCCAAGAACGGAAGAACGAACATCTCTGAACAATATCGGGATTCTCCGACGGTTCACGAACAGTTCCTGTTCCTCCGATGACTTTGGGAAGAGTGTCGGATGCCCGACCCACCCCTGCTCGGAAAAACCCGGAGTTTCCAGAATGGATACGATTGCCCGCATCTACCGTCGTCGAATAATCAAGTTTCAGTTTGGCGATTTTCCCGACATCTTGGGGGACATACGCCAGGCGCAGTTCATCGAGTCGGGTCTTGGTATCCCCGAGAACATAGAACAGTTCAGCGACATTGGGGCGGACAGAAGCGACTGTTGACTTGTATTCCTGCGACCCCGTGAAACAGCACGGGATCTGCTTGCTTCCCGACCCAGCCTTGTACTTGACAAACCCTGGGAACACCGACGTGGAATCACGCTGAATCACCGGGAATTCCGTAACATCCTGCGTCTTTTCAATGGCTTTATCGTTTGACCTTACTTTTCCAGAACATACAGGGCACGTGTCGTCCACCAGCTGTTCCTTCTTGAGAGGGATACGGTCTACCGTGCACCAGTATTCCGGGCAAATAATGAGTCCGTCGGGATCCTTTACTTCCGTGTATTTGGAGCGTCCATCGCTTCGTGGATCGTATTCGGCCATATCGCCATCTCCGTCAAACCTCGCAAGTTCGTCGGATCGCAAGACGGCAGGTTGACGGTTTTTCTCGCATTTCTTGGATGCAGGGGAGTCGGTGGAATAGAGATCAGGATTAAAGTCACGGAGCTGGGTGAGGAAGTACGTGGATAAGGATGTAGCCCCACGAGATCGGACAACCTTTGCCTTCTTTGCTTCCGGTGCCGCCTCCTCTTTCTTTTCAGAGACAGACAGCCCCGCAAGTTCACCTAGAAGTCCGTCCAGGAAATCGGTATCCTCGCTCGGTGAACTTTCGGTCAGAGGAACGGTTGCGATCTCGGCTTCTACCGTCTCCATCCGCTTTGGACATACAGCATCCAGCTCAGAATTGTCGGGGTGAATCAGGATATCACGCAGAATGGAGATATACCCTACCACTCGTTTCATATCGGGGGCATGCGTCACTGCCGCCTCTTTCGCTGTGAATTTGAAGGAGGGAAGGAGAGAATACCGCCTCTCACCGATATCAGGGTTGTCCGACACAATCTGTTTCACCCCCTGGAGAAGAGCCGTGCACTCGTCCACAGACAAATCGGGGAACTGGTCGTGAACATCGTCGGGGCTGGTGAACTCGTTCTCTTTTAGCATTCCGAGAATGCGCAGTTGGTTATCCGTCAACCCCGTGTCGCTCTGATCGCTGCGCAAGAATTTGAACACCAGCTTGCTCTGATCGGCGGTTTCGTAGATATCACGAAGGCAATCAAAGCGGCGGAAATCGGCTTCCTTGAGATCCGTAGAATAATGGATGATCGCCGACATATCTTGAACGACCCACCGATCATCTTCGTAATCTGCCGGGTCCAGGAAAGCAGCAAGACCGTCAATCGATAGGAGGAACTCCTTGACTTCTTTCTGTAATTCCTCATGATTCAGTTTGGAGTCGGGGGTGCGGGAACAGGAAATGGTGATTTCGGTAGAGTTCACGGTAATCCGGTCAAAGGATGCACGGCTTCCTCCACGGTAGAACACGAGAGCGGGTTTGTTCTTGGACGGTTTGGTCGAATTCCACCAGTAGGACCAGGTCCGCAGATCTAGATGGGGAGTTTTCTCCTTGTTCTCCGTGAAAAATTTATGACGAGACTGTTCGGATCGACTGGAAAAGAAGGAAACGACTGGGATTGCAGAAGATAGGGTTGTACCGTAAAAGATCTGTTCAAATCGGTTTCGGACAGCATTGCCGAAATCTGTATCCACCAACGGCAGTTTCCACCGGACTTGGCTGATAGTCACTTGGCTAGGGCGTGGAACACTGAGATCCGTGAGAGCAGAAATGAGAGCGGTTTGGCGCTCGATGCTCCGAACGATATCCTCGGGAACAACGGAGGGAGAACCAGCACGCATGCGAGGATAAAACAGGACTTCGAGTTTAGGGACGAGAGCAGAGTATGGTATGACCATGAACTGTTTGGCGGGGTAGGGGTGAAGACTCTTGAACAAAGATTTCGTTTCAATCGTGACCTGGGAAGCGGGAGGAAGATGTTCGGGAACGTCGGTATTGTTCAAAGGAAAGATCCAAGACCGCTCTTCAGGAACACCAAGAAGCCGAAGTTCGTGGAAGGACGTTTCGCCAGAGGCATCAAGAGCCATCCATGCGGACTTGTCATAGGAAGCAGCCAGTTCCAGCTTGGGTTCCCGAGATGCCTGGTAATACTCCAGGCTTTTCTGGACAACTCGTCCTTCGGGAGACATGCGGAGAAACAGGTTCTCCCATTTGCGTGAATCTTTGGAGTAATAGTTTCCCTCAAATTCGCCGTTCACGTAGACACGTAAGCGGTCGGGATGGGAACCTACGGCTTTTCCGATACGAGACTGGACAGTATCAATAGTATCGTCAGTGAACATCGTGATGGAGGTGGAGGATCCTGTTTGCATGTTTAGAACAGGGATGGTGACTTCCTCCGACATTATTATATTGCTCAAAAATAATGTCATCAATCGGACTTGGTAATAACAAGAAGGGATCCCGTGTCGCCGATTCGTCCATGCTAACTCGCAATATCCGTCAGACGGTAAATTCATTCACAGCGGCCAGCGAGCTGTCTTCTCTAGGAAATCTAGGCATTCCCACATTTCGTATACCCGCTGCTCAGACAGTCCAGACAGTCTACAAGAGCATGACACCTGCCGATATCAATTCTTTCAATTCGGCAGATCAGGCATCAAAGAATATTCGCACTTAATAAGATGAGCCAGAACTCTCAAGTCGGGGGGAAAACGGTGGGCGCAATAAGTTCAAGTGAGTTTCTACGAGCATACCGAACTGGTATTGTCGCAGGAGCCAATGCGTCCTATTCTACGATTCCTAAAAAGGTAGGCAAGTCGTATGCTACAAGCAAGGATCTGCTTGAAGCCCAGAACCAGCGAGGAGTTCTCGAAGATTTGTCATCACTGGTCATCACAGATTCGGTGTGCACAGTATACATTCCTGGACAGTATAAACCCCTCGAGTTTGTTGCGGCAAATTTGATTACATCCATTCCCCCCGGAGAGGGCAGTATTTCCTACATCAATACCGGAAATCTCTACGTGACAAACAGCACAAATAACGTTTATTCCGTCGGGCGCACTCCAGGGTCGGTAGCCACTCCTCTCACAACGATTGGACTCCTATCAATTGCGTATGGGATTATGCAGTCGCAAATTGACAGTGCAGTTTATATTGTAAATCTTGGAAGCGGCAGCATTCTGAAAAACGCAGGTGTTGGTGTCTCGTATCTTGTGAATCCCAGCGCATCTCTCGTGGGTATGCAAACGATTGCCCAGGATTATCTTCGTGGAAACTTTTACGTGACGAAAGCATCTGGGCTCCAAAGAGTTACACCTACAGGAACCGTGACACCCTTCGGAGGAACAACCATCTACACCGGCACTACATACGCCACAAACGATAATTTATACGGAACAACATCAACAGGGCTCCACCAAATCAATATAACTACGGGCGTATCGTCTCAGTTATATTTGAATACGAATCTTACCGGCGGAATCATTCAGGCAAACGACGGCTACCTTTATGTGACAAGTACGCAGTACGGTGGTAGCGTGATTCAAGTGAATCTTACGGGATCCGCTACGCCGTTCGCAGTGGGACTTGCGACCATTCCCCAGTCTATCACGCAAGGTAGTGAAGAATATTTGTATGTGTCTTGTGCGAATGGCAACCTCTACCAAATAGTCGTAGCCTAGTATAAATAATGTCCTCGACTCTAGGCGACAAGAAGGGACGTACAGCAGATTCAAGCGATCTGACTCGTCTTCAACGGAAGACAGCGGAACTGGCGGCCTATGGAACATACACGACCGACGGAAACATCAAGAAAATATCCGCACAGTCGGGAACGACTGCGGGGATATTGGCGTTGAACACTTCGGCAGTAACAGTAGAGGATGCTGTCTCAGTAGGGAATACACTTAATCCGTTTACACGCTTACCGATTTCTCGTCCGCCCTTCCCAGCAACCTTTCGTTACATATCGACAAACTATTAGAGTGGAGAGTCTGTAATCTCCATACCGCAGTAGGGAACGGGGGACCGAGAATAATTGATAGGTTGATAGACTCCAATTTGTGAAGCATCTTGTAAAAGTCGCCGGAAATTCGCCCAGAACTCTGGGGTGTGCTTTCCTGTAGACAGTTCGGTCGTCATCAAGTGGGCCATTTCGTGGAGGACCACAAACATCACGGTATTCAAATCCACAAGAGGGTATCCTGGAGGATTGGTCTTGTCACGCAAGCATATGACGATCTTCTCGCCCTTATTTTCAGAATAGGATGTATCTTTAGACGTCATGGAATTTTCCATGATGCTATGGGGATTGTATCGGTCCACTAGGTTCTTGGCAGTGGGATCACTCACAAACTCTTCCTGTGCATAGAACGCCGCAACCTTATCCATATTTCCCTTGACAGTTGCCAGCATTTCGACTGCCTCTTTCTTGTTGGGAAGATCTTGGACAAGATACTTTTGTCCGTCCTTCTCGGCTTTCAAGGATACTAAATTTCCAGGACCGCCATTCACATATTGGTACAAGAGGTACCCTAACATGGCAATGACAATGACCACAACATGTGGCGCAAACTTCATTATTTAGATGTGTTAAAAGGTTTAGTGGGCGGGCTTGGCACCGGCACCCGACTCGCCGATCTCGAGCTCACGGCGGTATAGGTCCGGCTCGATCGTGGAGTTCAGGAAGGGCGAGATGGCCGCACGGGGATTCGGCGGGTCCGAGCGGATGTCGAGGTTGGCGTTACGGAGGGACTGGCCTACCGTGTTGATGCCGTAGTGGTAGGTGGGCGTCAGGAAGTTCTGGCCCTTGAGGTCGCCGAGTCCAACGGGGTTCGTGGCGGCCCACGATGCACCCAGTCCGCCCTTAGGCAGGAGTTCCTCGGGCGAGAGGACTGTCTGGGAATACGACTGCTGTCCGCTCGGGTGGCGGCTCTCCTGGACTAGGGATGGGGCCTGGTCGCCTCCCTCCGAATGGGGGTTTACCGTAGGGCCAGAGGGGGTATTGGACAGAGGACCCTGGGGCTCCAGTCCACCGACCTCAAGACCCTCGCCGAGGAACTTTGAGCCGCTGTAAGCATTCACGACGGCAACGAGGACAACAATTCCGGCGACGACAGCACCGAGGCGAACGAGGCTGTTCTGAGATAGTTTCATCGCTAGTTTATATTGTTCTGTAGACAAAAAGAATGGAGAAAAAGAAGGATAAGGCTCCTGGCTTCTTTGATAAGATCTTCCAGGACGTCCTTGATTTCAGTAGTCGACCCGAGACGCACTCCTACATTGAATTACATATTATCAAGCCCCTTCTCTCCCGAATTTTCCACCAGCTCTACCCTTACCTTATTGGTATCCTGGTTCTCTGGATTCTCATGTTTGCCTGCCTTGCCGTCATCCTTCTCATGCTGATGCGAGGCAGTATTCTCGACAGTATTGTTCTCTTCAGGAAATAGCATACGAGTCAGCTGCTCTTTATTGAGCCCCCAGAATCCCCGCAGTTCACGCCTCTTGGCGACCTCTCGAAGCTCGATAATCGTCATCTTCTCAATACGGTAACGTGACGGGAGTTCAGGCATCCCCAGCAGCTCGACGAGACGAGCCTTCGGGAGGATATAGTATTGCTTGATCTTGCGGCCCTTGGCCAGCTTCTTGAGAGTAGAGAGAGGAAGAGAATTCAGGTCAGACATTTCGTTATTTAATCTGTTTTTACCATAACAGAGCAGGATGGATCTCATATCCGTTTTGGTGGTTTTGGTATGCACACTCATTGCCATTTTTGCGGCATTATACGCCTACGGGATGTCAAACCTCCAGGAAATCAAAGATAACTGGGTCCATTACCGCTGCAATCCCATTTATATGCCGATGGCTGGAGTGGTCGGGTCCGATATATCATCCAACTTCCTAAATTGTACACTCCAGTCCGTGAACACGTATGCCGGCTTCGTGATGGATCCTATCTATCAGAACTTCAAGATCTTGACGGATATTTTCCAGTTTCTCATGAAAGCCATAAATGATATGCGTGGAGCTGTCACTGGTGCATCAGGTGGATTCATGGGAATTATTCAGTCCACCTTTGGAAAACTACAGAACACGATCCAGAGCACGGTTCAGTTGTTTGGACGTGTGCGGACACTGATGAACCGTATGATGGCAGTCTTTGCCGTTCTTATGAACATTGTGTCTACGGGTGTGCAGACCGGTCAGTCTGTGGTCGATGGACCGATCGGACAAGCAGCTGAATTCTTCTGTTTCCATCCTTCTACCCTCATTTTCACATCGGAGGGCACAATACCGATCAGTGCAGTGCGGCCAGGAATGCGGCTGGCGGATGGACAGATGGTTCGCAGTGTTCTGGAATTTGACAGTCTTGGAACGAAGATGTATACTATCGGAAGTATCCGTGTCTCGGGCAACCACAAAGTCATGCTGGAAGGAAAGTGGATACGAGTCGAGAACCACCCACTTGCGCAGGAGGCAGAGTCGTGCGAGCGGGTCTTCTGTCTGAATACAGACAACCACACTATACATATCGGCGGATTCCACTTCAAGGATTATGAGGAAACGAGCAATCCAGTCATCTTATCTGAATTCTTCCGCCGGGTCCAGGCGCATTATGGAGGATACATCTCTGTAGAAAAGATTGAGAACCCCGAGAAGTATCGGTACACAGGTATACTTCCCACCGCCCATGTGATCCTGGACGACGGAAGTCTTGTTCTGGCGAAGGAGATTAAGATCGGTGATCTCTTGAAATACGGGGGAGAAGTGGATGGAATCGCACATCACCAGATTGAGGGAGTGTCTGTCTACAAAGATGTCCCAGTTGCTCCTGGGTCGTGGATTCTGAATGAGAACGGAGTGACTCCAGTCACAGATATCCATTCTGGCAAGACGCACGACTATATCCAGTTCATTACGAGGGCGTGCCATTATGCGGTTGCTTCACCCACCGGCGAATTTGTCATTTTGGACGACCACGAAGTCTCCGACGACGATATTCATACCTGGCGCGATAATGAAATTCAAAAAGAGGTCTAAACGATAAGATAAGATAAGATGGATGTTTTGTCCATTAGCGCCGTAGCTATCGGCCCCCTCCTCATTGTGGGGGTTATTCTCTATACATACGTCCAAGCGAATCTTGAAAACTTGCGTGATAATTGGACGACCTATCGCTGCAATCCTCTGTATATGCCGTTTGCAGGGGGGATACAGCCTGAAATATCCACGCTCGAGAACTTTGAATATTGCACGAACATGATGGCGAACAATATCTTTGGATTGTTGATGCAGCCTGTTCACTTGATGTTCAGCGTGTTTAATCAGCTGCTCGGGATGATCAATAATGATCTTGGACATATTCGAAATTTCATTACAGGTATCTGGACATTCATTACATCGTTTGCCGCAGAAGTGTTTGCCAAGATCCACAACACATTTGGAGAGATGGTGGCGTTGTTGGCACGTATTCGAGACTTGACAGCACGTATTCTGGGGTCGGCGGGGTATGTTACCACTATCCTGATTACGGCTTACCATTTGATAAAGTCACTTGTGGATATGTTGATGGCGCTCGTCAAAACAATTGTGACGATTCTGTTTGCCCTGTCTATCATCTTATCATTTGTGTTCCCTCCCCTCCTCGTGTTCGCAATATATCTTGGCGATATGGTCGGTCTCTCCTTCTGTTTTCACCCCGATACCCTCATTCACGTTCAGGGCAAGGGACTCATCAAGGTGTCGGAGGTCAAGGTCGGTGATGTGTTCCGTGAAGGGTGCGAGGTCACCGCCACGATGCGGTGCCTAGCTGCGGGAGTGCCCCTATATACCTACGAAGGAGTCGTCGTCTCGGGAGAACACCTTGTCTTGGAAGACGGCAAGTGGGTGTATGTAGAACACTCGTCCAAATCTATTCCTTTTGTGGGACCCAACCCAGAACTCATCTACTGCTTCAACACCACGGATCACCGGGTCCCGATCGGGCAGACTGTTTTCGCAGACTACGAAGAGATCGAGGAGCCCCCGAATTACGAGGCGCTGGATCCCTCGGATAAAGTCACCACCGCACTGGGACATACTCCCCTGATGTTTGCTTTCCCTGGAATGCGGACGTGGGACGGAGTCATCAAGGCTATCGTAAACCTTCCGAACGGCAAGATGCAAGTGTTCATGGGAAATCAGGACGGGATGTTCATGCTGAACGGAACCCGTATGGTCCGGGACTACCCCGACTCGCACGATCCAGTCGAACTTGCCAAGATCCAAGAACGTGTTCTGGCTGAGCTCAATAAAAATGTAGTCGGCTAATAACAATAGAACTATGAAGGACAAGACAAGCGTTGTTCTCGCCGTAGGTGCTGCCGCCTTTGCCATCGCCGTTATTTCTCGTTTCCTCCTGACCGGAAACCTGACTCGTGAGACGTTCATGCAGCAGGATATTGGTGCTCCGATAAACCAGGTGCAGGAGGGCGCATACAACGGAATTGATATTTCCAACGGAAACTCGTGGTCCCAGACGACTGCCCCTACGCCGCTCAAGGCATACGAGGCCGCCAATGACAATGAACTCTTTGCCTTCCAGAACTCGACGTTTAAACCCGAGTGCTGCCCTGCCAGCGTAACTGCGGCTGGCGGATGCCTCTGCCTGAGCGAGCAGGATGAGAAGTCGCTGGCCTACCGCGGAGGAAATCGTGTTGCTTAAAGACTCGCATATATCAATAAACAATGTCCTTTGAGATCCAGAACGTTCTCAAAGAATGCTTTGATGATATACGCAAGGAGTTCCCCTCTGTCGTCCCAGTTCTGGATGCCAACTATCCTGAGCCGATCGATTACAAGGTAGAGGCCGAGCGCTTCAAGACCGAGGTCCAGCCTCATTTCATGGCGGTTGTGAAGAAGGACAACGCCCTGTTCTCCGCCCCTCGCTTCTTCCTGCGTGGAATTGATTTTTCGCTGTTGATGGTCGACGCCTCGGACAAGCAGAAGGAGGCGCTGTGGACATACGCCCGCATGTTCCTGATGTGTTCCTACCTCGGCTCGGATATTATGGAGACGGTCAAGGGGCTGTGGTCGAAGTTCACCGGCAAGGACTCTACGGATGAGGTGGATGAAGTCCTGAACAACAGCGAGACCCAGTCGGGGATTACTGATCTCCTCGAGACGCTCAAGGAAACCCGCATCTTCAAGCTGGGAATGGAGGTCATGGAGAACCTGAACGTCGAAGCCCTGGGTCTAGATGAGATTGACTTCACAAATATCCCTGCGCTCATTGAGATGGCTAAGAACCCGGAACACCCGACGACCAAGAAGGCGATTGGTGTTGTCCAGAAACTCATTGAGCAGAAAATGCGGTCGGGCAGTCTTAAGAAGGAGGATTTCGTGCGTGAAATCGAGATGCTCAAGGAGAAGTTCAAGCATTCTCTCGGTAAGCTGTTCAAGACGGAAATGTTTGGGGAGACGGATCGCCCTACCCAGACTGCCGAGACGATCATGAGCAATCACCCCGAAGCTCGTCGTGCCCGAATGCTGGCTCGGCTACAACGTAAGGTCGCAAAGAAATAAGTAAACTAAAGTCTCCCTATCACAATAATGAGTCGGGAGAAGTTCTGGTTAGATGACCCCGCCAACCTCTTTACCAACTGGAGTCGGTTCCTCCCCACGAATGAGATGACTGTTCCCGAAGCACTCAACGCAGTTGTGCGGTTCACGATCTATTCGTCGCTTCTTATTTCGGTGATTACCCAGAAGACATGGTACCTCCTCCTGGTCCCTCTCGTAATGTTTGCGTCTGTCTTTCTAGTCAAGATGTTCCCCACGACACAGATTCTCAAGGAGACGTTTTCGGGAACTGCACCCACCCGGTACGCTACTCCCACCGCCTCTAACCCGTTCATGAACGTTCTGTTCACGGACTATGTTGACAACCCCGCCCGTCCTCCCGCTCCAAATATTAATGAACCACATGTGAAGGAAAGTATTGACGAGGCCTTCTCCAAGACCAGCGATCTCTTCATGGACACGTCCAACAAATACGGACTAATGCAGTCGGCACGCCAGTGGATGGCCCAGGCGTCCACTACGATTCCCAACGATCTCGAGGGATTCCAGAAATTTCTGAACCGCGACAACGTTTCTCGGAAACATGATTCGGAGGCGTATGTGGTAGCGAAGGGTTCCACATCTAAGCCTGATGGCTATCTATGAGTGAGTTCTTCAATCGCATCCGCATCCATGAGTGCACCCGTATGATGCCAACTCTTTCCATTCTTGTGAACGGCATAGGTGGGGAATCCCTCTATACCTTTCATAATCCCTGGAGGCACAGCCTGTTCCTCCACCTGGACAATACGAATACCTTTTGATTTATCACAGAACTCCTTCCACGCATCCTCAGAATTCACGCACGCTGGGCAACCCTGTTTATGAATACGAACAATCATGGGAACAGAGCGTGACATTTCTGCCATAACTATGCGCTGATCTGATGGTTTGGTGTATGACTTAGGGTCCTTAGGCATTGTTGTGTATTCCTATGAAATTAACTCAGTATACCGTCTTTCCAATCGGAACTCCGCCAGCGGCCATCGGGTCGGGTAGAGCTCCCGCGTCGTTCTTGGGGTAGGAATCAGGGACCTTACCGTGGTCGCCTCCGTTAGGACCGACGGGGGAGTATCCACCCCGGAACTTGCGACGGTAGGTCTTGCGACGCAGAGAGCGACGAGACTTGCATGTGCTCTTCTTTTTCGTCTGGCGATATTTTACCATTTATACATGTAAGAGAAAGAGTAATGATCCGCTCTGAAGTTATGGCATGGGCAGCGATCCTACTCATTATAGTCTTTGCGTTTGTCCTGATTCCCGTTCATGAACGGTTTGTGGATGCTCAGGGACGGTATACAGATGTATCTCCGAATGCTCCTCCCCGGCCTTCGTGGATGAGCGGACCGACGACGGGTTCGCTTGTAAGTGCTTCTGGAGTAGGACCAGTGGATACATCTACCGCCTATTCTCGCACGGCTCCGCCAATTACACCGCTAGGAGCTCCCACCTCGAATATGGCATCAGCACCGGTAGGTGTGGGTGTAGGGACTGTAGCCACAACCTCTGCGTGCTGGGAATTAGCGGATAGTACAGCTGGTAAATTCATAGATTGGCGTGTCTACCTGGATTTCATCACGCAGATTAGTCCGAAGTTAGAGGCATGTACCCGAGGTTCACCTCCTCCGTCAACTGGACCAACTGCTGCTCAGAAAGCATGTTTTGCGAATGCAGGAATGTATTTCTCGTTGGAGGAAGCACAGACGGCGTGTGCGTCTGATAGTGCTTGTAAGGCTGTTGTTGGAGGTGCACCTGGACCTGTGACGAATTACACGAAGTTCAACGGAGACGCAAAGATTGTGACGTTGGATTTAACCCCAGGGGCGGTTCCTCCAGGATTAATCGGAACGAAGGCATATGTTAAGAAACCATGTGGCGGTTCAACCAATCTTTCCCTCCTTCCTTCCCCCACTGCGTCCGTTCCCCGTATATCCTCCACTCTGGGCGTAGGTGACCCCTCGCTCTCGGGAATGAACGCAAGGTATACGTCTGGCATAATTCCTCCATCAGGAAGTCCATGGGAGGGACTCCAGGGTCTGACAGAAATGGCATCCGTTCCTACTGATCCCTTCTTTAATGCTCAGACACGCCCAACGCCTTCACTTGGTAATCTTCGACCGACAGAGCCCGATATGGGACTGTTTGGTCCAGGACCCAACGTCCTGCGTAAGAACTTGATGTCGTGCACGTGCGCATCCCAGGCTTCGGGATGCTCCGTTCACCCTCAACGATAATTTGATATCTATTAGTAATAGTAATAGTCATGAAGTACATGCTCATCGGACTCATTCTTGTCCTGGCAGGTGTGCTCTGGTTCCTACCTGGGCGTGAAGGACTAGACAATCCTCCGGGCTGTCCTACAGCTGGTCAGGGTATCACAAGCGTCAAGCAGAGCGGTGGACAGAATATACGTTTATATACCCAGACAGAGTGCACAGGTATAGGAGGAAACTGGGTTGGAAATGGATCTCGTGATTGGGGGATGAAGACAGATCTAGTTGGTGAATGTTATGGCGTTCCGGGTGGGCAGAATGTATCTTTCTGCAGTCAGACTTCTCCTCCGTCTTCCGGAGCGTCGACAGCGGCCGGCGTTAGTCCTCCAGTGCCTATAAATCCTCCAAAACTTGATGGAGACTGGACGGTAGGAGGAACAAGCACCACGGGGAAAATTGTTCAGACTGGAAATTCGTGGACGCTGATACCTTCTTCGACAGCGTCGGGCTGGTCTTTGGTCACAGGAACGTTTACGTCCGATAAAGGAGGAAACCTGGTATACACTACACCCAGCGGACCCCTCAATATGACATTCAGTGTAGATGCAAACGGAAAGATGATCACTGGAAGCAATGGTGGAACATTTGCACGTGTCGTAGCCCCCCCGCCTCCTCCTCCCCCGCCTCCTCCGCCGCCAACGCCAACGCCAGCGCCAGCCCCGCCTGCCCCCTCCTCCAACGAAACGCTAATGGGAACCTTGATCGGGCTCCTACAGCAGGATATTACTAGCCGTGCATCTCTCTTGAACACCGCAAATAATCCCAATGTCCCAGTAGGATCCCTGCTCACCCAGACCACGGTGGTTCCGAACGGAACGATTCCAGGACCTTCCACTGCATCCATGACGATGAGCCGGGGGCCGTATGATGAAGTTCCGAAGAGTTCGCTGGTGCCATGCACATGCCCTACCTATTCTATGAGCTGCCCTGTTCACTCTGGATCCCAACCGTGCTCCACCACGCCAGGGGAAGCAGGAGACACAATTTCAGCCCTCTCAAAAGCCCAAGATCAGTATGATATCATGCGACCGTTCAATAATTCGGAACGTGATGTCCCTGGGTTCCTAAACACATTTAGTGCGTTTGGGTGATAGTATATAATAATGTTCGGACTCCATAACCATCGTGGAAGTTGCTGGGTGAACGCCGCACTTCAAGGATTGTTCTCATGTCCGGTATTGGTGGACCGATACTCTGAGCGTGAAGAGGTAGACAAGGAAAACCCAGTAGATGTATGCCTGGAATCTATCTACCGTAATCAAGGAACTACGGGCCTGCGTGAGTTCTTTGAGGTGATTAAGACTACCTACCTCCCCGCTGGTGAGAATATCGGAGACAGCCACGAACTTATCGTCCATCTCTGCGACAAGCTCTCATGGCTTGACAAGGCATTCCGGTTTGAGACGGGGGATCGTATTGAATGTGGAGGCTGTAAAGTAGTCCAGGTCGAAAAGACGTCCGCCATCGACGTGAATCTTGTTCCGTCCAGGGCTGGAATTCCGCTACTAGATGCGATACATGAATACGTGAGGCCACAAACGATCTCGGACTGGAAATGCGATAAGTGCTCTCATCTCGGATGCACGAAGCAGGTTCTGTTTGGGACGTTTCCTAAGGTTCTAATGTTCTGGTCTACCACGCCGATCGATTATTCAAGTTTACTGGTGTTGAACGGAAAGAAGTATTTTCTGTTTTCCGTCGTGTGTTTCAATGGAGGTCATTGGTGGACATATGCGAGGAAACTCCCGCCGGGACATGCGTGGTATGTTCTTGATGATATGAATGTCCGAGAAATGGACTCCAAGAAGTTCCCAGTCGATCGCACGATGCGTGTCCTGCTTTATTTCCTATATGAAAACTAATGAGTCAACCCGACCTCCCCGCAATCCTGACACTTGTGGCTGGTGTTATCGTCATCGTTCTCATGTTGATGCTAGCAGTCACGGACTTTCTTGGCTTCGTAGCGTTTACTATTCTCATAGCCGTAATCTCATTCGTCCTCTATTATTTTGGATTTATCACCCTTTCAGTCACGCCGAGGGAGCTGGATGTGACCTACAATGTAAATCCGTTTGCGAAAGGGGAGACTGCGTCTGTTCCAGCCCCCACTCTCAACGAAGTGTTCTATATCTCCGACAACAAGTTCACCTATGAGCAGGCGCCCCTAGTATGCAAAGCGTATGGAGCCGAAATTGCGTCGTACGCACAGGTTGAGCAGGCATACAGCGCTGGCGCAGAGTGGTGCGGATACGGGTGGTCCGACGGCGGAATTGCTCTTTTCCCTACCCAGCAGGCGACATGGGAGAAGATGCAAAAGGATACAGACCCAGCGAAGCGAATCAAGTGTGGCCGCCCTGGTGTTAATGGCGGATACTTTGAGCCCAAGACAAAGTTTGGAGTGAACTGCTACGGCACTCGCCCGAAGAAGCCTTCGGGATCTGTCCCCTCTACCGACCCGATGATGGATAAGCTGATGGCGATGCTCAAGAAGAATCTGTCGTCCTTCGTCGTCCAGCCCTTCAATTCAAAGATGTGGGCCAAGAATCCGGCACTCAATATCCAGTCTTCGCAGACAGCGACGCCCTCTGCTTCTCCCGTCCCAGGTGCGACGCAGCCTAGCACGACACAGACTACAACCCCAGCATCTCCAGCCGTAACCTCCACACTGCTAAGTGCAAAGCCGTCGGTCCCCGAGCCGCCCAAGACTGCTCCGACGGTAACGTCTACCTCTACCTTGGATGAAATAACTGGAACCGATCCGATTGGAATTATCAGCGATCTGTTTAACAGTCTAGAACAGACCGCATCAAATTTTATCAACTGAATAGATAAGATAAGATGAGCACATGGAACCCCGACGATGCGCATGTCCTACAATCCCGCTGGATGTTCCAGACGCCAGTGAACGCCCAGGACGCTCCTCCTCGCACCCCGTTTGTGGGGTCGTTTAACGTCCCGCTTGCCCGTGAACGCCTCCAGCCCAATAATTTCCAGTGGCTTCTATACCGCCCTCAGGAACATGCGATTCCGCCATTCGAGTATTTCAAGAACACCCGTGCTCCGTCTCGGGTTATGACGTCCACGAATTTTCACCAACCTAATAAGTAATAGCATGATTGAAGTCGCTCTGTTTACTGGTGTCGGATTGCTAGGCTATATCCTAGCTACCCAATACAAGGATGAACCCGTCGCACGCGAGCGGTTTACAGATGCGGCCATTACGTCATCTGCCATCACGCAAAACGACAGTGTCACATACTCCCAGGACAAGGGACATAATAACATGGTGCCCTTTTTCGGCTCCAGGGTGACCCAGAATATGCGAGCCAACGCAAACTCGTCAATTCTCGATACGTTCTCTGGAACTGGAACTGATTATTTCCAGAAGCGTGAAGTCCAGTCATTCTACGACGTTGTTCCTGGGCAAGGACTGCCGTTCGGCAACCAGAACGAGTCTGATTTCTTCCAGTCCCGTATGGTTGCCGGAAAGAACATGCACAACGTATCGCCGATTGAGCAGGTGCGTGTCGCCCCGGGCATCAACGACGGATACAACAATCTCGGTTCGGGCGGTTACCAGCAGTTCAACGCCACACAGGAATTCGCCAAGCCCCGTACCACCGACGAGCGGCGCACAGACAATAAGCCCAAGTTGTCGTATGATTCTCCCGTCATTCCTGGATCGCACTACATTACTCAGCCTGGTCTACAGGCCCCAGTCCTCAAGAACCGCCCAGATACGTTCCAGGTTCTTACGGACGATAAGGGTCAGTTGATGTATTTGAATACTACGACGGGTGCCCAGGTCGCTCCGGCCAGTTTCCCGCAGCAGATGTTCAAGGAGCAGCAGCGTGAGACAACGAACACTGAACATTACGGTGCGGGAGGTGCGGCGTTCACGTTTGCCAATTACATCCGTGAATTCACGGAGCCGTTCGAGCAGTTCATGAAACTGACAGTTGGCGAATGGGCTGGTCCTGGTGGCGGTCAGGGCGCAGCTACCGAGGGATCTTACCTCGTGGACCAGTATCTCCAGGCGTACACGAACCCTGGACGTGAACTGTCGTCCATGACGAATTACACAGCGGGCGGTAATATCCAGGTCAATGCGGGTGAGGGACAGGCTGGTGCCGTCAAGGTGAATAAGGACGAGGATATGATGATCAATATTCGTCAGTTCGTAGACCCTGCCAATATTGTGGCGACGGGTGCGTCGGTACAGCAGCAGGGAACATACCGCTTCAATGAGCAGAATCCTCAGGATCAGCAGCTGAAGAACATGGACCCTGCTATCTTGGACGCATTCCGTTCAAACCCGTATACGCAGAGCCTTACGAGTGTAGCATAAGAATAACAGAGAATGGAGATTGGGGATGCTCTACAGTCTCTATTATACGGTCAATTAACTGTGGATATACGGAATCCTACGTATATCGAACAGCTTGAAATTGTAAGAGTGATTGTGGCTAATCCAGGGGCTACTCGGAGATTGAAGATCGTCGGCGACGTCCACCCGTGGGTGTCGATGTTGCTGAAGAGCGTGGACGAGCGGGAGAAAATACGCGGCGAGAAGACGGATCAGAAGGCAAAACTGGAGTCGGGATTGGAGTCGGGGCAGGTGCAGGCGCAGGCGCAGGCGCAGGTGTCGCTGCCGGCGCAGGAAAAGGTATCGACGCAATAAGTTTCTGAGATTCCTGGAGTAGTTGATTCGGCTGTCCATCTGTGGGCTTCGGCGGAACAAATCCACCGAGATGATCGTCTGCGGCCTTTCGCAGAAATTCATACTGTCCACGTTCCTCCGATCCAGGCGGGAACGTTTCAATTTTCTTGGCAATGACGACATACGCTTGGTTGAGGGTAGGTTTGTCTGCTGTCACCAATAGAACATCAAGAAGATTCGCACGACTCGACGTATAGGCAGCAATCCGCTCCTGGATACTTCGTGTTTTCAGTTCGTCTTTCGTTAGAAAGTTCAGAGTGTTCAGAGTTGACTGGTTCTTGAGAATCTCGGCAGGTGTCACTGGTTTCACTGGAAGAATCATGTGACTCGCATACGCTACCCCGAAACAACATACTGCGGAACCAGCGGTTAAAGCGGCGATCATTATGTATAGCACAAAAACAATTATGCGTCTCGTGGACGATGGAACACTCATGCGTGTCCAGAACAATCTCCTGCACTCCAAAAATATTCATAACCTCCATGGATCATGGTGGTTTAACGTATTGATGTTCCTGCTTGTCGGAGGGGTATTCGCCTTCTTTCTCCAGACGCAGTATACATCTACTAAATATATCATCGAAGCGGAAGCGACTCGTAAGGATATTCCGTTCAAAGAGAATTCGTTCCACAACGCCGTGCGAAATCGTATTGATATGTAATAACAAATGACTCGTCGTGCTGATCTTCTAAAACTGAAATTTGAGATGGCGTATCGTGGTATGCCGAAAGACAAGGCAGAAGCTCGGTTCACGGAAATTGTAGCCCCCGTCCCTGCCCCGGCTCCTTCACCTGCACCCGCTCCTGCTCCGGCACCAGCAAAGTAATAATACAAAACGGATTGGTTGGACTTCAGAGTGGAATCAACTCATCCAACTCCAAATGAATATCTTCTTCCTCCACTGGAATCCCCGCAAATGCGCAAAATATCACTGCGACAAACATGTAGTAAAAATGATCGTAGAATCCTGTCAACTTCTATATACCTGTCACTGGGTTCACTCGGAGTCTCCGCCCTATCTTGATTGTGCTCCAAACGGAGGATACAAACCGACACACCGTAAACATCCCTGTGCAATCTGGCTGTGTGAATCACTCGATAATTATCGGTGGCTCGTTGAGCTTACGCACGCACTTCTCGCAGAGTATCAATTCCGCTACGGTGATCGCATCCACGCATGCGAGAAGCATCTGGACTGGCTGAGCGCAGTGTATCCTGTGGGCCTTGTATCCCACGGGATGACCTCGCCCCGATGTGCGATGCCCGAGGAGTACAAAGCAGTAGGCGACGCAGTGGAGTGTTACCGGGCATACTACATCGGCACAAAGCTTGGTTTCGCAACCTACCGAAAACGCCACCGACCTCATTTCTTGCCCAAGTATAATGAGTGAAGGCGGTGCTAAAATATCTGTAACCGCTGCAGCAGCTTCTCAAAATCTTGGTATGCGAGCAAAACGTGCTAAGAAAACGGTAGCTTCACGTCGCAATTCTGAGTCGGATGTATCCAAGGCTCTTCCCGCTACAGGAGCCAAGGGCATTGAGAATCTGAAGGCTCGTGCCGAGAAGGCGAAGGGAACTGTCGCTGCGAAATCGGATGTATCCGCCACAACTCCCGCTGCAGTATCTGATGACGCTGTGTGCTCACCATCAACCAATCCAGCAAAGATACCTCTACCGGCTGGATGGGACTCAACGATCGACCCTGCTACAGGTGCTCCGTATTTTTACAAAGAGGGCGAGCCTGTAAAGACCGGGTGTGGAGCAACCTGGGAAGTTCCTACTCAACCTGCGTCGGCAGTCGTGTCGACACCCTCGCCAGACGCAAGTCTGATTGAGAAGGCCGTTGCCGGAGAGAAGGGTCTGAAGACCCAGGCAGTCGATACGATGACCGATGTGGCCAAGCTAGAGTTCCCCCCTGAACTTACCGGGTGGTCCCGTGTAAACGTTCCACCCACCGACTTTGACTGCCTAGTTCACTCAATGCTCATTGCAGTGAGCCCTACCTTCCGCAAGCAGCCCCTCGCCGTGCGTAATACGATTGCTAGCAAGTTCCGTCGTGATGGTCTTTTTTCCAAGACCGAGGGGCTTACGGATGACGAGGCCAAGCGTATTGCGGCCAACCAGACGTATCTCCAGACCCCAGAGCTAGAGAAGTTTGCCAAGCAGAATGGTCTCAACTTTTTGATTGTGGCCAAGACGTCGGGAGCCGTTCAGGCAGGTATTCTGAAGACCAAAGAGAAACTTCCGGGGCAGAAGGAGGCAAGTGTTCTGGAAGGAAAGGCGGGGGCGCCTGTATACGTGATCTACAACGAGAACCAGAACCACTTTGAAGCCGTGCACGGACCGTCGGGGGAGTATTCCATGCCGTATGATGAAGCCATCAAGATCGCTAAGAATTTCCATAAGGACGAACCGAAACCGTCCGAGGCAGTGCCTCCGCCCATGGCTCTAGATTCTGCCCCTGCCCCTGCCCCTGCTCCTGCTCCCGCCACTGTCCCTGCCACTGTCCCTGCCACTGTCCCTGCCACTGTCCCTGCCACTGTCCCTGCCACTGTTCAAGCCCCTGCCGTGGATGGTCCTCCTCCGAAAACAGACGATTTTGGTTTTATCAAACTCACGGATAGTGTAGATCCCCCGGATGTGATTGTCCATAATTTTAAACTCAATCGTGATGGAGACACTCTGAAACCCTCGATGCAACTTATGGGATCTGAACCCGCCACTCCAAAAATTGAATCTCTAAAAACAGAGACTCGGGAACGAACTCGTGCAGAAAAGAAGGTCTTGAAGCGTGGAGATGGAACAATCGTTCCTGCCGACAGTGTGATTTTAGGAGCGTATACGGATATGGAAATTCCTCTATTCCATTTCGCAACCGATGTAGAAAAGTTCCTAGACGATCCGAAGGTTGTTTCCTCTACTTCCCAAACAATTCTCCCACCAGCAAGTCCACTCTTGAAAGGGTTTGTTGTTGACTCTACAGGTGCGATCACCTTCAATCTCAAGAGTCCGATCTCCGAGATCACGTTTTCTCCTACATCTGCCCAGTTTAATAATTTTTCAGTAGGTCCAGTCGGCAACAAAGATCACCGTGCAGCACTACACGGATTCCTAGTGACTCCTGTCACAGTAACGATTAAGGGACGTGGACCTGTGCAACTCAAATCAGGGTTTGAAATGGTGTCTATTCTCACGGGAACGCTAGGAACAGCACCCCCAGGCGGACCTGAGGTAAAACCGACCGTTCCAACAACGCCACTTCTTGAAGCTGCTGCTCCGCCCACGGCTACGGCTGCTCCTGGGCCCGCTCCGGTCACACCCACGACTGCGGCTGCTCCGCCCACGACTGCGGCTGCTCCGCCCACGGCTACGACTACTGCTGCTCCGCCCACGGCTACGACTACTGCTGCTCCGCCCACGGCTTCGGCTGCTGCGCCCACGGCTTCGGCTGCTGCGCCCACAGCTGCAGCCACGGCTGCGGCTACATCTGCGGCTGCTGCGGTGACTGACTTGTCACCAAGCGATAAAAACAAGCAGTTGGTACAGGATATCTCCGAGCAGGCATCCGATCTTATCAGGATGGAGGCCGCACGTGATAAGGCCGAGGCGGATATTGCTGCGGCAGGCGATGTGTCTCCCCAGCGGCGGCTACAGCTTATCAATGAAGCCCAACAAATGAAGAAGCTTGCCGCAGAGGCCAAGAAGAAGTGGGAAGCTGCCGGGAAGAAGGTAGTGGCTGCAGCCGAGAAGGAGCACGAGCGTGTGAAGAAGGCACATGCCGAATACATGGCCACATTAAAGAAGATGAAGGATGCGGCAAAGGCAGCGAATGATAAGCTTGCGAAACTGGAGAAGGAGGCAGCTGATGCCAAAGTCGTCTTAGATAAAGAAATTGCCAAGGGAGATAAGTCTACCAATAAGCGCAAGGAAGCTCTGGCTAAGACTTCGGTTCAGATAGCCAAGGATATTGTGAAAGCCAAGGCAGATGCTGCAGAAGCAGATGCAGATGCCGCACTCTGGTCAAAGGACGAGCAGACTGTAGAAGGCGGTCTTGCGAATTCTGCGGCGAATCTAGAGGATGTCCGTAAGGCGGCAAAGGATCCTCGTTACGTCTCACCAAAGACTGCGACGGCAGCTCCTGGGGCAGTCAGTGCAATGGCTCAGCAGGCAGCAGCCCCCGCAAATGCCGTTCAGCGTCCAGTGAATACCGCTCTCCAGCATCAGCCTGCCAGTCGTGGACTAGTGACTCCTGCCGCCTCCAATCCAATGCGGGATGCCCCAGAAGGCCAACGTCTACCTGATCCTGCTGCCGACACTCGGAGCCTCATGCAACGGCATATTGACAAGGGACTATCACCAGCTATGCGTGCTGCCCAAGGCCTAGCCCCGGCTCCAGCCCCTGCTCCAGCACCGGCAGTCGCTCCTCTACGCCTCGTGAACCCTCTTGCGCCCACCCCGGAAGGCCTAGCTGCTCGTGCCGCTGCTGAGGAACGTCTAGGGCTGGGTGACCGTGGAACCCTTGGATCTCCCATTACTCCTCAACTGAACACTCCACTAACCCAAGGTGAAGTTGCCCCCCCGGTTGCTCCCTCCATTGCTCCCGAGGTCGCCGCATCGCTTGACGCTTTCAATCCCAACGCTGCTCCAGCCCCTGCCCAAGCCGCCGCCCCAGCCCCTGCTCCAGCTACAACTGGAACATCCGTCCCCGCACCTACGGTATCGATTGATTCGGGCGTCATGACGTCTCTTGACCAGTTCGCTCCTCGTCGTCCGAGGTATACCGCCCCCGTCACTGAACCTGCTACTCCTCCATTGACCCCCACTCCCACGAATATCACCGGAACCATTGACGAGAACTTTGATAAGACATTCCGTGAAGCAGTCATACAATTTATGAAGAGTGTGGATTCAGATCTGAATCTCAAACTCATCAACGATGAGAATGTAGATGAGGCATTCAAGGACAAGCGTCTATCCTCGTATATCGCCGATGTCAAGAAGAACCACCGGGGGCAGACGTTTACACTACAGTTCCCTGACCGTGAATTTGTGAAGTCCAGTGCCGCCAAGGGAACCGGATGGAATGCTGGGGGCGGAGATTGGGAGATCCCAGCCGAACGCAAGATGGGTGGAGATACGGTGTTTATCTCCATCGACAAGTTCAAGTATGGATCCACGCTCGTCAAGGAGAAGAAGACTGGCGGAGCTCGCCCGACGGGCCCAACATTCCGGTTCGAGTTTGAGCTGAATTACCCGCAAGAGAAGGTTGGTGGACGTCAGCGTTCACTTAAGCGGCGTCGGAATCCCGCTGCTCGGAAGACGGTGCGTCGTTAAGATGTACCCTGTCACGTAGGAAACAAACAATAGATTGAACCATGTGACATAGGGAGGTAGCTTATATAGAACTAAGGCTCCCAGCACCGTGAGAATCATATAGAGAGCGTCCACCACCAGAACCCACTCACTTCCCTTCATTGTCGTATACGATTTCATGAGGTCCATGATATCGTTTTCGCCAGCAGGAATGAGAGGAACTAGAAACAGTCCAAACAGAATATCGTGAACCATCTGCACCGCCACAACGACAATGAGGAAGAAGAGGAGATTGTAAGACCCTCCGATGGCATATGTGACAAGCTGGGCGAGAACGAAGCCAATGACCATAGAGGATACGTCAAGGACATACGCAATCACTCCAAACTTGTCATACCAGGTATTGATAGGACCATCTCGGTCCGCAGTATACCTCCACACAAACAGTCCAGCGGTATCAACGACCGCCGCCGATGCAAGAGCTGCCAGGAGAAGCTTACCGTCCCAAAATTTACGAAGATCCATTGTGTTATAGACACAAGAGATGTTTGTGGTCCTTGTTGGAGGAAACATAAATCAACGTAATAAGTTTTATCAAGATGTCATGGCAAGTTGGACGATGCCGCATATCGTATGGGCGAATGATCGTCGATCGTTTTATTATATTGCCGATCTCTTCGTGCATTTCGGGGGGAGTATAAAAATTCCACAGGGCAAGCGGTTCATCACATGGAGCGGAGACAATCAGGAAACCGTTCGGCGTGTCTATAAAACTCTTGGTCTAGAATAATGTTCAACATCCTCTGGGTCTTTGGAGGATTTCTGATCGGCATGACCGTGACCACAATATTCGTGCCGCCACAGACAAAGAAGAAGATGGTGCCCGATGTCCGCAATCCCGCTATCGTTTTCCGCAATCCTGATATTGAGAACGGGTGTTTCCGTGCGGTGGCCTACCCTGTCCAATGTACAGATAGCATTGATTTTCTGAACATGTAACAAGCAATAGAATGAACCTAGCCCAGGTTCTCAAGAAACCAGAAGCCAATTACTTCTTTTCCTTTGTTGTAGGCTTGGGACTTGCTGTCCTGATGTTCCATCGTCCGCAAACGGAAGTAGAAGTATCTGCCATTCCTCCCTCAGAAATCAGGGACATGGTGACTAGAGTCGATGGAAAGTGTTATCGCTTCCGAGTGGAGGATGCGTCGTGCCCGGCGGCGAGAGTTTCGCTCTAATAGATATACAAATGGACGCCACCCCCCTTGATCAGCTGATGCCCACAGGAGGATCGCAGCAACCTGCTATGTCCTTACCTGCCGCCACCACCTACCCGCAAATGGTCACGCCAGGAACCTCTTCGGCTATCTATACTCCTCCTCCCCCCACCCAGGTCAATCAGTTTAACCCGGGTGCCGCAATCACCGTCCTGAAATCCATCATGACGTATGTCTCCATCTTTGCCGCCATCTTCCTTATTTCGCTGACGCCCGTGCAGTCTCTGTTCCTTCGCTACATCCCGAATGCGTATGGCGGTTCGGGTGTCGTCTCGCTGACAGGTGCGGCGTGCCTTGGTGGGCTTGGTGTAGTGCTAGTCTATATTCTCCAGATGGTCCTGCAGCCCCTCGTCTAGTATAAATCGGATCTCTTATTCTGTTGAACTACAGTAAGCATGTTGCAACCGATTCTTGACAAGAACCGGAGTCGGTCTAGAGGACCAGAATACGATCCAATCGCAGCCGTGTTTGATCGCATTCTTCTTGGTCCTGGGTTTCACTTAAACCCTACCTTTGTGCGGAGACACAATGTAACACATATCGTGAACTGTGCGGAGAAATCGGCGTGCCCTGCGTGGGCGTCTACACATGTCGGGCCGAGCGCATACATTGCTCTGGGTGCCGACGATACAATTGGGTTTCCGCTCATTAAAGATTACTACCCTACGTTTGAAAAAGTTATGGATATGTTCCTGCGTGAACCGACATGCAAGTGCGTGTATGTCCACTGTATGGCAGGGATGAACCGTTCGGCAACACTCTTGGCGGCGTATCTCCACAGGAGGTTCGGGATTCCGATGGAGAAAGTCGTGGAGGTCATGGCCAAGCAGAGACCGTGCGTCATGACGAACCCTTCCTTCGTAGAACAACTGGAAGAATTTGCCCGTAAGTAAGTAAGAAGTAATGTGGAAAAGCGTTCAATCCTCACTCGTATCGGCGGGCGATAATCCTGTCGCTGCCGGAAATGCTATTCTAGACAAAGCGCTTGGTCCGTCATTTGATTATCTCCAGACGATCCAGTCTCCGGAAGATAAGCGTGTAGGAAGCGCAGGAACGATGGACCAGGTGGTCACCAACACCACTGCTATTTTAGGATATGTGGGCAATTTGGTTGAAGGACCGAAAGTTGGCAATCAATTTTTCAAGGATACGGGTGGAATGTGCCGTCTGCCGGGAACAAAGGACAAGGAGGGTAAAGATAAAGGCGACGGCGAAGTTGTTCCTCGATCCTCCTACACGAACAACAAGTTGGGAGGAGACGATGCTGCGGCTATCCTTGGTGAGAGTTTTCAGAAAGCGGTGAAAGGCAACGGGTTTGACGGTATTATTCCGGGAGCAGGTGGCGACTTGGCGGCTATGAATCCCCTGAAAATCATGAACGGACTTGTATTGGACGGAATTCCGCCCTGCCAGCCTTGGACGTGTCCCGTAACCGATATTCAGACAGGTGTACCTCAGGGTGATCAAACAAAATTCTTAGCCACGTCGTTGGAATTCAATATGAGTCCGTGTAGGGCATCAACTGCCGCTGAAACTGCTAATATTATGGCTATCATCAAGGCTGAGAAGAAGGCGGCCGAGAAAGTAGCCAAGGATGCAGCAGATGCGGAAGCCGCTAAAGAGAAAGCGGAAGCAGCCGCAAAGGCAAAGAAAAACGCAAAAGGACTCAATCCAGGTGAGAAGTATGCGAACTTCCAGGAAAATTTGTATCAGGCACCTGTTGAAATAGACTATATTGATTCTGGATCCGCTGCCACACTTGCTGTTGCCTTTGCGATTTTTATAGGATACGTTCTTTTGAAGAATGATTGAATGAACAGACTTACAGGTGAAACTCCAAGCACATCAAATAATGTCCTCGGATGTTTTCAAGGTCAAGAAATCTCGGGATGGAGCAGCAAAGGGAAGGGAGATTGGAACCCTGGATTCCCTGCACGAACGGTATGTAGACGAACTCCAACAGGGTTCGTCCGATGAATCGGTGAGGGCTCTGGAAACTAGACACACAGAACTTACCCAAGAACTCTCCGGGAAATTTAGTCCTTTCGTATTTGAAGATGTCATGCGGCAATCTAGGTTACAGGCAGAACACGATGCCCTCGTGCAAACCATTTCGGATGCGAGGGAGAAGTGCGATATCCAAAAATATTACCTGGAAAGCGGAGACCTGATGCTGGATTACTATGCGCCCCCGGGCAAAAAGACAACGTCCAAGGTAGATTTCGGATCCAGGATCCCAGGGACGTTCGATAAACTGTTTTCTGTCACGGAGATGTCAGCGGGTCCATCTAAGAAAAAGATGTTTGACGAATACCTTTCCCGTCGTGGTCTGTCCAACGGCTTGAACATCGCCGAGAACGCCGACAATATCAAGAAGATGGCCGAGCACTGTGCACCGTGTAATATTCCCAGGGAAGAGATCACATCCGAAGGTATTCTCGTATGCCCCAAGTGCGGATCGGAAGAGTATGCCCTCGTTGTCTCTGATTTTCCCAGTTTCCGTGATCCGCCGAAGGAGCGCAACAATTATGCATACAAAAAGCAGAACCATCTCAACGAGATCCTGAACCAGTTCCAGGCGAAGGAGAGCACAGAGATCCCAGAAGATGTGATGAATGAAGTCATTTGCGAGATCAGGAAGCGCCGAATCGACAATATCGCTCTCTTGACCGAACAGAATATCCGTGAAATCCTCAAAAAGCTCGGGAGGAACAGGTATTATGAACATGCGGCTCATATCCTATCCCGCCTGAATGGTAACCCCCCACCCACGATTACGCCAGAGATCGAGGACAAGATCCGGGCTATGTTCCAGGAAGTGCAGGCACCCTACCTACTCTACTGCCCCGATGAACGCCGGAATTTCCTGTCGTATTCCTACATTATTTATAAATTCCTGGAGCTGCTGGAGCTGGACGAGTATAAGGTCCACTTCCCGCTTCTCAAGTCCCGTGATCGGCTGATTCAGCACGATACGATCTGGAAGAAGATTTGTGAGTATCTACAGTGGGAATTCATCCAATCTATATGAGTTTATTCAGTCAATTTAGGGAGATGTGACCAACTGTAATCAACATCTTTCTTTTCAATATCACTGAATCCCGGTTTCTGGCGACCGAGTGGTGGGTATGCAAATACCCAGCCAGAGGACTGCAAGGATTTCCAGTACATGTCAAGAGCAAACTGAGTGTGGTGTCCTCCGGCACTCAGCTTCTCAAGTCCCTCCTTGTAATTTGCAATCAGTGTGTCATAATACTCCTGCTTACAAATGTACGCCATCGTTGTCTGGCAAGTCGTACCGTTCACAAACTGTTCGTTCACCCGTGTCGCATTTGGCGAACTAAACATCGGACAGAGAACCGCTACATTGTAATCAACAGCCTCAAGGCTCTCCATTGCTGCGATGATTTCATGGGGCTGTTTGGTCCATATCAAATCATCTTCCACGATCATGACACTCGGAAGATTGCGCTCCTTTGCAAGTTCAATACACCGAATATGGGAGAGAGAACATCCCACTGCTCCATTCTCATGTAGAACTGCTGGAAACCTCTCGAACTGTAGACCAACCGATGAAAGTTGAGACTCCACCTCTGTGCGACGGTCTGTGCGAGAATCAAGGTTAATGTAGATGACGTGTGGAAGAGTCTTTGGAGGTAAAAGGTGAGATTCGTCCGAATACCAACCGTTCTTTCCGTTATGAATATCCATAATTGACTTGAACGCATACTCATACTTCTTCGCTACATTGAACATGTCGTACAAACGCACGGCACGTTCACGGATGTAGGCCCGATCAAACTTGCCGTCCACGGCCATCTGGATTCCCACGCAGTAATCTTGTAGCGTATGACAGATTACCCCTGTCTTGAACGGTTCCACTGTTTCCGTCTGTGCCCCGTAATCGGGTGTGATAGCAGGGGTTCCGCACAATTGGGATTCTACTGCAACTCCACAAAAGGGTTCAATGAACAATGTGGGAGCCACGAGAGCTTGGAGAGATCCCAGATACTCCCCACGTTCAAGACCACTGATAGGCGGTTTGTAGACGATATTGGGACATACGAGAAACTGTGTAGGATTGCCCTGTCCACAAAGAATGAAACGAATATGCGGCATTCGTCGGGCAATTTCTACAACAATGTGACACCCCTTGCCATCATAGATACGACCAAGGAACCCGACCGTATTGATATGAGGAGTCAAGGACAAGGGCCATTCGACCGAATCAAAGTAGTTGGGGACCACAAACCAATAATTTTGCCCCCACTTCTTTTCAACACCGAGAACTTGGTGTAGCCACGCATAACTTTCAAAGATCCTGTAATTACGCTTAGAATCATTGTATCCGATCCCGCTCTCACACACAACCATATCGAGTCCATCAAGGGCGGCATCGTGGGATGCTCCGAAAGGAATGCAGACAATATCAGTCTTGGTGCTACGGTAATTCTCTTGAAGGAGGGGGCGAAGACGGGCGTTGAATTCCCTGTAAAGAGGAGTAGACCAGTTGGCCAAAGTTCCAATGAATGTATTATGATCCTCCAGCCTCTTGACAACATCTGTGTGGGGAACGTCGGGATGGAGTTGTTTAAAGGACATGACTCGCATGGTATCCCATTCCTCACGGGTCATGAGTTCAATATCCTTTGTTGCGTTGGTCTTCGATCCCTCCACGCCGTAATGATAGACTTCAAATCCCCGGGACATCATCATCCGGGGAAAACGAAGAACCTTGCCAGTATACGCACAATGACTGAACTCATTCGTGGTAATCGTATGCGGCAGTCCCAAAATGTGGAGTCGGATTGGAGATGCCATTTACATACTGATATCATGACATACGTAAATGGCGGGAAATGGGGTATCGTTCATTGTCCGTGTCCACAACGAAGAGGCTACGCTGGAGAAGTGTGTGCGGTCGCTCGCAGGGGTCAACTTTCGTCACGAGATTGTTTTGATCCTTCATCGGTGCACCGACAAGAGTTCTGATATCGCAATGACTCTAGCGCTTGAGAACGACAACGTGCGAGTTCTGACCTACGATAACGCCGTTTCCAGGGCAGGGTATGAGACTCTAGCCACAGATGTTGATTCTCCGCACAGTTTTATTCGGTATTCAAACTGGTGTATCCAACAGGCGAAGTATACATGGGTCTTTAAGTGGGATGCGGATTTCGTGGCATCTACCGCCTTTCTTAATTTCATGAACTCACTCCTCTGGGAGCAGAAGAATATGACCATCTCGGTCGTGGCCAAGAACTCGACAACGAACAACCGTGAAAACTACCTGTGTGGAGGTCCTCGGGTATTTATCAAGCATGTGTTCTGGGAGGACAGTCGATTCTCTCCTGGTGCCGAGTTCTGGCATTTCTCGGATGAGATGTGTATTCATCATGAATCGGAACTAAAAGATCTCAAGGCATACTGGAAAGAGCCGGCATGGTATCTAACGGAAGATTCCGACGAGGCTCGGCTGGTCAAGAGCCGCATGGAGCGTCTAACTGCTGATTTTGGACCCGAACCCGTGGGTCTAGCCCGGGCATCCAACCCAGAATGCGATCCTATTTTCAAGGCGATTGTATCGGCAAACAATTGTAAGGGTCCAGAGTATGTAAACATGTTCAGTTAAAAACGGAACGACTTAGAGATTGGAAGGACATACAACAAAATGAAGCCCCGTTTCAGTGCCTCCGATGTCGCATCTCTCCTCGGTTTGAATCCCTATCGCACCAAGAATGAATCGCTCCTCAAGGTTCTTACTACGATGCCCAAGTTCAAGTCCGTGATTCTGGGTGTCAAGGATACGATGGGGGCCAAGACGGATAACGAGATCGTGGCCCAGGCGAGCGGCCCGGCTCTCCAGGCCATGTGGGCGTCAGTGGATATGGCGTGCGGGGCTACCTCTGACTATCAGGTGGAGAAGGCGATCACGACATTCAAGCAGACTCATATTCGGCAGGTTGTTCAGGAGACGCTGGAGGGTAAGCGGATACCTACAACTCCGGCACTCCAGGAGGCCGTGGCCCGTGTGATTGCAGGGCAGATGGATGTTGCGACGGAGACTGCTCTTCTGTGTGCAAACCCCGAGGTGGCTGCCAAGATCGAGCAGACACAGGAGCACCAGGCTCTGGCCAGTGAAATCCAGAAGCGGCGGGGGACTCGGCTGGAGGATAAGGCCGAGAACAACCACGCAGCGGCTACGGGCATTCAAGTCACGGACCGCAATACGTTCGTGGACTTTGAGTGTGATTCTTACCGTCTCATCGGGTATCTGGACGGGATTCAGGGGGACAAGGTCGTGGAAACGAAGAATCGCAAGCGCTTCTGGACAACTCCGCCAGCGTATGATTTCATCCAGCTGCGGTGCTATATGTTCATGAAGGGTAAGCGTGATGGCGTGCTTCTGGAGAACTTCCCTGGACGTGGTCCCAGGACAACGGCTCTTCCGTGGGACGACGAGGCGTGGAATCTGATTCACGAGGGTCTCTGCAGCGTAGCCAGCACGATTGCCAATATCACGGAAGAGGACGCACACTCACTTGCGCAGTCGGTATTTGCGACGACGAAGAGTTAGAGATCGCCGAACCCTCCGTGTCTTCCGACCTCCCCGCTTCAAGAACAGGGACCGTCCGTTGTAGATAGAGAATAGTGTCCCCGCCTTAATAACATACGTCCCGCCAGCAGCAAGATTGACGATCCTGTTGGACTTGAATTTTCCTTGTTTGGTGAGTTCCCCAGGAAAATCCGCCGTAATCGTGATTTCGGAATCCTTTATGAGCTGGTTCGGAACGAACTTCCCTTCACCTAGTTCGTATACTGCCATTATGTATACTGGCGAAAATGGATCGCCGCCGTCTATGTTTGGTTTGGAGCATCTACAACAATAAGAATGAACAGACTTCTTCACACCATCTTTCTCGAGAACAAGGATAACAGGAATCTCTGGGACACGTTTGAAGGCGAGTGCCAGAAATTCTACAATGAACCGGCACACAGCTTCACGGAAATGCGAGTGCGGGATAACAAGAAAGTCCGGGGAGATATCTTTGAAGAGTTCTGCGTGCTCTACCTGAAACACATCAAGGGATACGACGACGTGTGGCTGCTGGCTGATGTCCCTGACACAATCCTGGCAGACTTGGGAATGAAGCGTCCGGATGTGGGCATTGACCTTGTTTGTCGTCGGGGAGCACTGTATTCGGCAGTCCAGTGTAAGTACAAGAAGCAGGAGACGAAAACGAAAATTGTGACCTGGAAAGCACTGTCCACCTTCTATGCCCTATGTATGCGAACTGGACCCTGGGAGAAGTATATTGTGATGACCAACTGCTCGTTTGTTCGGCACATGGGTAAGAAATCCAAGAAGGATCTGTCGATCTGCCTCAAGACGCTCCAAGGTATCACCAAGGCACAGTGGATTTCTATGTGCGGGGTGGAAGGGCACAAGGTGGAGGACGCTCCAGCGCTGGCACCACTTCCTAAGACGGAGGAAGATGTCCGCCAGGCACGATTGAAATTCTTCGGTAAGATATAATGGTGAGCACGGTTCCTCCTCCTACTCCTGGGTCCACAGTACCGCCTGCGTCCAGCTCTTCGACCTCTCCGGGTGCTGTTCCCGCCGACCCGAAAGGTCCCGCAACTCTTCCACCAGGATCACCCGGCGCTGCGGTTGCGACAAAGACAAAGGAAGGTGCAATGGCGACTGCTCCGACGGCTCAGCCTGGAGCTGATAAGCGGTGGACGGTAAAAGCCATTGTTGCTGCGACAGTTGCCGGTCTATGGATTCTTTTTGGTCTGGTTGGCTTCGTCATGTCGCTCATATGTTTCGGATATTCGGGATCTTTAGGCGAGAAGATTCTTGGAATTGTGATTGCCATAGTGCTAGGACCCTGGTATTTCCTCTACTATTTCTCGAGCGGCTCTTACTGCAAGGCGATGCCCCCCACCCTGTTCTAAACAACACAAAACGGAAACGATAGGAGTGGAAACATTCGAAGAACTAAGAATGTTACGAATCGCCGATACAACGAAGGCTCCCGAGGTTGAGACGTCATATACGTTTCCTCTGGACCCTTTTCAGAAATGTGCGGTAGCTGCTATCCAGGCTGGCGAGAACGTTCTGGTCACGGCCAAGACGGGCAGTGGCAAGACGCTGGTGGGTGAGTACCAAATTGAATACTCACTCAAAAAAGGCGGGCGGGTGTTCTATACTACCCCAATCAAATCCTTGTCCAATCAAAAATTCCACGACCTCTCCACTCTCTACCCCGGGAAGGTGGGGATCATGACAGGTGATATCAAGTTTGCTCCCCAATCAGATGTAGTGGTGATGACCACCGAGATTCTGCGGAACCTTCTGTTCAAGATCGGGTCGTCTACGGAACATATCGGGAGCACGGCCGCTCTCTCCCTAGACGCTGTTGATGCGATCGTCTTCGACGAAGTCCACTACTTCAATGATCCCGCCCGGGGAAAGGTATGGGAAGAGTGCCTGATTCTCCTGCCACCCCGTATTAGGCTCGTCCTGCTTTCTGCGACAATTGAAAGTCCAGACGTCTTTGCTCAGTGGATCGGTGAAATGAAGCAGGTTCCGACACATCTTATCTCGACACAATACCGGGTGGTTCCGCTTGAGCACCGGGTTCGGGAAAAGCTGCTCATGGACGAGAAGGACCAGTTCAATGGCCAGGCCTATGCTGAGTATCTTCGGTATCTCAAAGGCGTCGATGATGCGAATAGGAAACATTCTGATGCAGTAAAAGCTCGGGTTGCTGGCGATCCTGTTGTGGCCCGTGAGATCCGTTCTAACGGATTTCTCCACCAGATGAACGAAATGGTGGACACTCTTCGGCAAGAGAACAAACTTCCTGCTATGTTCTTCGTGTTCTCCCGCAAGAACTGCGAGGCGTATGCGTCCAAGGTGACATCCACCCTCATTGATGCGTCTGAGGGTGCCGTCATCAAGCACAGGGTGAACTTCCATCTGTCCAGATACCCCGAGCTCAAGATGCTCCCGCAGTATCATACGCTCATGGATCTCCTGATGAAGGGTGTGGCGTTCCATCACAGCGGGATGCTCCCGATGCTCAAGGAGATCGTGGAGATGCTGTTTGCCGGCGGGCATCTCAAGCTTCTGTTTGCGACGGAGACGTTTGCAGTGGGCATCAATATGCCGACCAAGACGGTGATCTTCACGAGCTACCGCAAGTACGATGATGATGTGGGCGGGCTGCGGATGCTAAGGACAGACGAGTATATCCAGATGGCAGGTCGGGCGGGGCGACGTGGAAAGGATGTGCGAGGGTTTGTTTACTACCTCCCCGATCGCAAGCCCGAGGAGTTGGAGGATGTGCGGACGATGATGAAGGGGAAGCAGCAGTCTCTGGAATCAAGGATGGATTTCCACTACGATTTCCTTCTGAAGTGTCTACAGAATGGGACCACGGGATGGATGGGGATGATGGAGAAGTCGTACTGGCACGATCAGCGTCAGCGTGAGTTGGATCTACACAAGGCAGAGGTCCGTGAACTACAGGGGAAGTATACGGGTCTGGATGTGGCGGTGTTTGAACTGCGTGAGATGTATGAGACGCAGATTCGGGCGACACAGAATGCTGAGCGGAAACGGGTGCAGGGATTGCTTGATAGCTGGAAGAACAAGCATGTGGGTCCCAAGTGGGAGAAGGGGTGGCAGGATTTCAAGGAATTCAAGAAGAATAGGGAGAAGATTGCGAGACTGGAAGAAAAGATCGAGGCAGCCACGAAGATTGAGGTCCCCTTCCTGGTCAATCTCCAGAGACTGGGGTATGCTGATGGCGAGACGCTCACAGAGACGGGAGTCATGGCTTCAGAGATCAACGAGGGTAATCCTCTGGTGATGTCCAAGATGTTCGGGCGAGGATTCAATCTCCCTCGCTCAGAGCTGATTGCGCTGCTGTCGTGTTTCGTGGAGGGCGAGAAGACGGAGGACCCCATTACTGTATCGTGCCTGCGGGTTCCCGAAACGCTCAAGAATGCGCTCTTGGCGGTTCACGTCATTGCCCAGGATCTTTATGACCACGAGAACCCTAAGAGCCGTCCGGAGTATTGGAAGGTGCACAACTACTGGCCCGAGATCGTCTACCGCTGGATGGAAGGTGATGAGATGGGGGTCTTGTGTGCGGAGTATGAAGTGTATGAGGGCAATTTCATGAAGGCGATCTTGAAGACTGCCAATATCGTGGACGAGTGGGTGACCTTGGCGACTTATACGAAAACCCTGGAGGTCTTAGAAGTCTTGCGTGAATTCCGCACCGACCTTGTGCGTGGCTTGGTCGTCCCCGACTCCTTGTATCTCCGCCTGTGAGTCCCCCCAGGCTTGGATTTGGACCAACCGTGTTTTATCCGATCGTTCATGATAGCTATTTCCGTAGGTGTAGGGTTGTCGGAGAAGCCGTGTTTGTGGGTATACTTTTTACCCTTTTTGCGCAATGCCCGAGCTTTCTCCAAAGCTTCAATATACTTGTGGATCCGCTTTTCCCTTGCGGCAGGGGGTTCAGGGTTCATTATTATATTACCTTATTTAAAGAACAATATGAAGAAGATCCCGAAGTATATAGTTTATGCTGGGATCGCTGCGGCCATTCTACTCCTCATATACGCCCTGTTCCAATCTACCCGTGAGACCTTTACGTCGGTGAACCCTATTCCCACGGCGGCTGATATCGATACGTTTAAGGCTTCGTGGACTAAGGAGCATGAGACAGGAATGAAAAATAAGGTATCTAGACTTCAGATCGTAGCTACGGCTTTGAAAACTGCCCCCGAGAGCATCAAGGCAGTCGTTAAGTTTGCTCGTGCAAACGTTATACCGCTCCTACCATACCAGTTGGTGAAACAGTTCCAACAGGACGACGGTGATGCAACAGAACTGTATATGCTAGGGTCCATGTTACCGCTAGGGAATTGGATATTTGACCCCCTCTCTTACGCCGTGAAACAGCAGAGCTCTCCTCCCACGCTTTCCGCATTCATTGATATGGGAGTGAAGATTTTCATAGATAACGCTCCAAACAAGCCAGAGATGAATCCCAAACTGCAGGGATTGATCGATCAAATGAAAAAGGGAGAGACCACGATTGAATATCCAGATATGGGCACCCTTCCGAATCCTGGATACTGGGCATATAAGTATATCTACGGAGAGGCTAAAACACTCGCTAAATCTGGTCCAGCTTCATCAGCGAGTTCGGCCGGTGGAGGTATTAGTGCTGGCGCCGGTGGAGGTGGAGGAAAGTGCACTCCGTCCGTTACCCCAGTTCCTGGTGGAGTGTCTGAAATTCGGTGTTTCAACTAGACCTAAAGACCTAACGAACACTGAACATGAACATGATCTTGTTGGCCGCATACGATTCCATTTTATGATCCAGGATCTTCTCCACCTCATCGTGCTCATAATCCGCATCCAGTGTTACCATAGTAGGATCGCCGTCCGCATCTGGAAGTTCCCGGTGAATAATCACGAAATTCCCCTCGATATCGTATGCGTCGAAAGCCAGTCGGGGGCGCAGATTCGGCCCCATACCTATTTCAACCGTCTTCCTGATCGTCCAATCATGTACCCACTGGGTTGGACGGTCAAGAGTTGAATACATATACGCTCGTTGATGTTCAACTGACCATCGAACGTATATGACATCTCCATCGTTCAAATCTTCAAATTCGGCAATCTGATAATCTTGGTCTGTGTACGCACCATTGTTTCGGGGTGCTAGGGGAGGAGGGTCCATTTTAGGCTTCACCAATAGTCAGAAATGTGGATTCGTTTTGATCATTATACCTAAGTGCGATATGAACACGGATATGGATATCGTTCTTTGCGTGGAATTTCCATCGTCCCAACAAAAATACCTTACGTTCCCATCCGTGGGCTGGGCGTTCGGGGTTGGAACCTTTTTGGTAATACAGTTCTTCAATATCAATTTCGTATACCTTTTCACCCGCATACCAATCCAGTGTTTCGCCGATTGATATGCCGTCTGGCGCAAACCTGCCATTCATGAATAAGGTCCCGGTATCTGCGAAACATGTGACTTTCACTTTTTCGGGAAGTCCTTCAGTTAAAAATACAACCTCTCCAACATTGACCAGTCTTCTCCTTGGTTTAAACAAGTTCAAATTTAGGCCTAAATAGAACGCCATAATATTACCACACATTTACTTCCTAATGTACCAGAGTTGGATCTATTTTGATATGGAACACCAGTCGCTCTTTCCACGTGGGACGCTGCATATCCAGGAAATACCGAATAATCACAGGTGTCCCTGGAAGAATATCGTTCGCACACGTGATCATCCGTGACCAGTCAGATACCCATACACGGGTAGACGATACAACAATACCGGGAGTGTTTTCTGGTCGGCGCTGGAGAATATCCATGAACGCCAAGTCTCGAGCATGTTTCTTCGCAAACTTCTGGAGACGGTTGCAGTCCTCTTTGGCGTTAGGAACAGGCATACCTTTCATAGCCATCTGGTTGACGACGTCAGCCCACCGTCGGATAGGAGAGGAACCGTGGCAGTATCGAGTCTGGAATCCCCAGTGCTGGACTTTCGGAGACGTGTGTTCGTATGTTGCGGCCGCATAGGCGAACATTCGAGCATTCAGTCCCAAGATTTCATACTTCTCCATCTTCTCAGCATCGGGTATGGAGTGGTGACGAAGCAGACCCTTCCCCAGTTTCACAAGTTCTTCGGCCATCGTCTTGTTGTAGAAGATCATCAGTTCCGCTACCCAATCATGCGGATCCAGGAGGGGGCGACCAGCCAGCTGTTCACAGATGGAGCGCAGAATGGGGATAGAGATCTCGGTGGCTAGTCGGCAGGTATCGTAGGTATACGATGCCTTGTTGATGATCGTCACCTCCTTGAATTGCGGATCCCGAACATACCCGTCCCAAGTGAAGATCAAGGCATATCCCAACCTTCTCTCCCCGGGCATGAGCGACATCTTGTGTTCAACCGTCTTGGGAAACATACTCCTGACAGACCCCCCGCCATCATAGAGGGACTGACCGATATTTTGGGCATGGGACATCCACGGATTTTCTGCCACCCACTCGGCCACATCCGCAATCGTGATGGCAACCTTGGTAATCCCCGCCTCTTCCCAGATAGAAATACAATCGTCAATATCCTGGCACCCGGGCGGGTCAATATTGATGGTGGGAACATCAAGGACCGAGCGGAAGAAGAAGGAAGACGGTTCTTTCGTTTCGGGGATCTTGGTCCAGTAATTTGGAGAATAGGCGACGTGAATTGCCTTCCTCTCTGCTAGGGGATCGCCGCATGCTCCGACCACTTCCACGATCTGACCACGTGGGAGTTTATCGTCATTGATCTTTTCGGCGATGACCAGGATATTCCGTTTCAGATCACGGTGCGTTGATGCCACGATCATCTGAGGGAATTCATTGTTCAGGGGACTAAAGAGATACATTGGAACGTTTCGGGATGTGAGGCCATACCTCGTTTTGTTGGTGAGTTGAAGAACGCCGGCAATACGAGACATTCTGGTTGCCTATTCTTTACTGCCAAGGATCTACATTCGTTTTTATGGCGTTGCCGTTGGCATGGGGACATGTGTTGCACGGGGTAGCAGCGGGAGGGGACAAAGGTCCCTGGGTCGACATGACATAGTAAGCAATCCCCGCCAGCAAAACAAGCCCAAGTATCCAGAAAATCATTATTGTTTTCAGGTAAGACGATTTATATATAAAATAAATGGGCATACCCTTCTATTTCGTCAGTCTTATCAAGGCTCATAAAAATATTGTATCCCGAGTCAGGGCAAAACTCCAGCCCGATATTCTTGCGGTCGATTTCAATTGCTTGATTCACAATTACATGGACGATGCCCGCCCGATTGAAAGTGTCGTGGAAGCACTCCTAAAACTCCTAGACGAAACATGCCAGGCCAAACTTCTCTACATTGCGATGGATGGCCTCGTTCCTTACGGCAAGATCGTGCAGCAGCGATACCGCCGTTTCCGTATTTCTGAACCAGGGGTCTTTGATCGGAATCAGATTTCCCCGGGTACGCCGTATATGAAAGAGCTGGACCAAGCTGTTCGGGCCCGTCTACCCCATGCGATCGTATCCTCTACCGACGTACCAGGTGAAGGAGAACACAAACTCTTTGAATGGATCAAAACTCTACCTGCCCCCCAGCGCCAGAACGTCGTGATCTACGGTCTAGATGCCGACCTTATTCTCCTCTCCCTCTCCCAAACTGCTCTCTGTCCTCAACTGTGGCTACTCCGAGAGAACCAGAGTTTCCAATCAAAGATGGACGGATACTCGGTGCTATCTATCCACGCCCTTGCTGGTGTTCTTCCTATCCCAGCAGATCGCTACGTTGCGCTCTGTGTCCTCTGTTTCGGCAACGATTTCATGCCTGCGATCGGGATGTTTTCTCTGCGTGAAGGCGGACACGAACGGGCACTGGAATGTTACCTCCAAGCAGGATCGCCCGATGTAACGACAGCCGCTGGGCGCCAGGCGTTCCTGCGTATGGCAGCGACACAGGAACTGAAATTCTATAAACAGAAAGTCGGAGCACGAGAGAACCCTTCCGAACGGGCGATCTTTTCTCACGACGCCCAGCACTTTGAAAAGCGGTATAATCTCCACCTTCTCGATGGAGTCGCAGATACCCAATATCTTGTCCATGCGTTCTGGAAAACGTTTCATTGGACTCTACACTACTTCTGCGAGAACGAATGTCTTGACTGGAACTGGGTATACCCTTACGCTGAAGCCCCCCTAATCTCTCAACTTGTGCGATACGAAGAAGTCCCCACCGTATGGACTGCGAAACCAGCAGCATTTACCATCACTCGGCAACTACAGTTCATTCTTCCCCAGAAGTCGTTGCGAACAACCCATAAGCGTGTCCTGTTTCCCGATGAGTGTTACAACGAGGAAACAGATATGCGTATTCCATGGATGCGAAGGTATGCGTGGGAATGCGATCCCCGTATTTCCCTACCCCTTCCTAGCGAAGAGCTAACCTCGGTCCAATCTTTCCAATATTGCGAAACGTAAACGTGGTCGAAGGACTCAGTCGAGGAATAAAGACCCCCGCCGACGACAGAGCGGATGTAGGGTTCGATAGAGGTGAAACATTAATATCTGAAAAGACGGAGAGATCCGACCACCGAAATGATCGTTTGGACCAGTAACTATCTTCAATAACGTTCAACTCTCGTAGTTTTGGGACCATAGACATACCCGCCATCGTAACATTCCTCATCCAGTCATTGCGGATATACGCCAAGTATTCTCGACGCCGGGCAGCCGCCACATCTTCGGGTAGAAATACCGCAAGTTCAGCCATGCTATCGGTAAACGAATACACTCGTCCATGCTTACGAGCATTCACGGAATTATGAGCTCGCATGACAAATTCCAGGACTCCTCGGCGGCTTGATTTCCAACTCGGATTTATCATCGTATACGCCGCAATTGTATCCGTAAAATGCTGCATACAGCTCGGGCACAGGATCGTTGCAGTGAATGATAGGAGCCATCGTGAGAACATTTCCTGTTCAAGATCTGTCGGGTTATCGGGGTATAACGCAGAGATGGAATGAAGAGTCGCCCAACCAAGAGGGCCCCATCCTTTCGTCATATTACTCTATTATACTGGATGATCAAGAAAGAAGTCCAGCACCGACCGAGTCAGCATACAGAGTGCGAAGAACTGCCGGTGGGATATTCTTCTTCTCGGCCGAAATAATCTTTTTCTCGATTAGCCGCTTGCGAATTACCCCAATATCGGTCTTTGCCGCCTTAGAACGGGCTGTCTTCCTCGCTTTCTCAATCCCACCTTCCATCATGAGTTTTACCGAGCGCTTGCGGGTCGGCGGGGCTTTGGACGGATTGCCAGTGGGGCGGATCTTAGCCGTCTTACGCAAAATTCCACGGGGGTATGTCTTCGTGCTCCGCTTACGACGTCCGCCAACGGGCGCCCCCGGTCCGCTCGGCATTCCACGGGGATTAAGGGGATGCTGGATCTGATATACCTTGGCTAACTTATCTTCGCCGTTAAATGCGGGATCGGTCGCCTCGTTTATGATATCGCCACCACCAATCTTCGTGACCTTGTATTTGTTGGGGTCCGGAGCCATTCTTCTTCTTCTTATAGAAAACGGATAAAATGTCTTACGGCGAGACTGTCTATACAAGAACAGGATGGACGCTATCCGAGCATATTTCAAGCAAGGCATTTCCAGATTCTCCGAGTCGCAGATTGAGCCGTATGAGGACTTCCTTCGCAACAAACTACCGCTGATTCTTCGTTCCACCCCTCCCATCGTGGTGTGGCACGACCAGGACGAGGCGACGAAGAAGTACAAGTACGAGTTCCGGTTATCGTTTGATAACGTCTCGTATCTCAAGCCCCGTATCCAGGAGGCTACGGGCCGACTGAAGCAGATGCTCCCGTGCGAGGCTCGTATCCGCAACTTCACGTATGCTGCACAGATGTTTGTGGATATTCGTCTGAAGGTCCGCTCGTATTCGGGTGCGGATCTCACAGAATTCAAGGAGGAGACCAAGCTGTTCGAGGGTATTTCCCTAGGCAAGATCCCCGTGATGCTGGGGTCGTCGCTGTGCGTTCTCAAGGACTACCCCATGACGATGGAGGAGCTGGGGGAGTGCCCCCAGGATCCTCTGGGTTACTTCATTGTGCACGGTGGCGAGCGTGTGATTCTGTCACAGGAGAAGGTGGCGGATAACCGTGTCATGGTCTTTCTCAACAAGAAGGCGACCACGAAGCATTCGCATTCGGTAGAAATGAAGTCGCTCCACGAGAGCTTTACACTCCCACCTAAGAAGCTGGAGATCCGGGTGTCTGCGAAATTCAACGGTCTGGGCTACCCCCTCTCCATCTGTATTCCTCGCTTCCGTGAAGACATTCCTATCATGGTGTTCTTCCGCTGCCTCGGGATTACCAAGGACAAGGAGGTCCACCGCCTGCTGAACGTGGACGACACAGATTACCTGGCAGCATCCTTCAAGGAGTGTGCGGATATCAGTGTATTCACGCAGCAAGAGGCGATCGATTACCTCTCTCACCATCTGCAATACCCTCCGGCTGTTGAGGACAAGACTCCCCACGTCCGTGCCCTTCTCCTCACCGAGTTCCTGCCCCATGTCACGCTTGCTGGCGAAAAACTGGAGCCAGAGGTCCTGGTGGCACGCAAGGTCAAGATTATTGCGAGTATGGTGAAGAAGCTGCTGGATACTGCGAGCGGCAAGATTCCCCAGGATGACCGTGATGCTTACCCGAACAAGCGGGTGGTGACGACGGGTGCACTCCTGACGCACCTGTTCCGACAGCTGTTCCAGAAGGTATGCAAGGATATCCGCTCCAAGTTCGTCCACGAGATCAATAACGATAACTGGAAGCGGTCTGGCAAGCCACTGGATGTCCTGGTGCTCTCCAATCTCTACAAGATCCTCAAGGTGTCGTCGATCGAGGGCAAGCTGAAGCAGGCGCTGGCTACGGGCAATTTCACGGTCCAGGGTCTCGGGACGTCAGGGTCTACCTCTCTCTCGAACGCCACCAAGTCTGGCGTGTCCCAGGTCCTGAACCGCCTGTCGTATAACGCCACGCTCTCACATATCCGCCGTATCCAGACGCCGGTGGAGAAGTCAGGCAAACTCCTGGCTCCTCGCAAGCTTAACGGGTCGTCGTGGGGGTTTGTCTGCCCCGTGGAGACGCCAGAGGGTCACTCCGTCGGTATCGTGAAGACGATGAGTCTGATGTCCACCGTGTCCACCCACGTCCCCTCCTTCGTGGTCCTGAATCTTCTCAAGGAGATTCCAGGCGTGGATTGGGTAGAGAATGTATGGTCAACTGGTCAAGTCGCAATCTTGGTCAACGGCGTGATTGTGGCGTACACGAATACGCCTGTAGCCGTCCACGCCCAACTCAAGAATGCGAAGCATACGGGGGCGATTCATCCCCATATCTCCGTCGCTTGGAACATCATGGCGAATCGTATCTTGATTGAGACCGACGCTGGTCGTCTTGTTCGTCCGATCTTCCGAATCGTTGACGGTAAACTGATTCCTCCGCCCGCATCGGATGTATGGGACGACTGGGTTCGGTCGTGTGTAGAATACGTCGACGCCAATGAATCTGAGGTCATCCGTATCGCAATGTTCCCTTCCGAGATTGATGGACATACCCACTGCGAGATTCATCCGCATATGATTCTTGGTCATATGGCTGCGATCATTCCGCTGTCCAACCATAACCAGTCCCCTCGTAACGCCTACCAATCGGCGATGGCAAAGCAGGCGATGACTCTGTATGCCTCGAACTACCACAAGCGCCTCGACAAGAACGCTTACCTTCTCGCCTCTCCCCAGCGTCCGATCGTGGAGACGCAGATTATGAGTATTCTGAACATGCACAAGATGCCGAGCGGGTGCAATGCCATCGTGGCCATTGCCTGCTATTCCGGATACAACCAGGAGGATTCTGTGATTCTCAATCGGGCCTCCCTGAAGCGTGGGTTCATGCGGGGATACTACTACACGGTGTACAAGGACGAGGAGCATCGCAACGTGGCGAGCGGGCGGGAGGAGCGGTTCTCCAAGGCTCGGCATGAGAATACCAAGGGATACAAGAACACGTCCTACCATGCCATTCAGGAGAACGGTATACCCATCAAGAATGCTGTGGTCCAGGAGAACGATGTTGTGATCGGTAAAGTGGTGAATATGCGGAGCGACCCGCACGGATACCTCTACCGTGATCTCTCGACCACTCACAAGAACTCGGAGCCTGCCCGTATTGACGGGGTGTGGCAGGATAAGAACTCGGACGGGTATCCGTTCGTCAAGGTCAGGGTTGTTGCCGAGCGCACCCCCCAGATCGGTGATAAGTTCGCTTCTCGTGCTGGGCAGAAGGGCACGTGCGGAATGATTCTGGACGAGTGTGATATGCCCTTCACGGCTTCGGGTCTGCGTCCCGATATCATCATGAACCCCCATGCTATTCCGTCTCGCATGACGATCGCCCAGTTGCTGGAGACGATGTACAGCCGTATCGGCGTCCGCACGGGCAATCTGGGTGACGGCACGCCCTACTCCCATCTTGGAATGGAAGACCTCAAGGTTCATATGAGCAACCTCGGTCTCCACCCTTACGGCAATGAGATCATGTACAATGGTCAGACCGGTGAGATGATGGAGGTAGAAATCTTCCTGGGAACCACGCATTACCAGCGTCTCAAGCACATGGTCATTGACAAGTGCCATTCTCGTGGCCGTGGTCCGATTGTCTCGCTCACCCGCCAGCCGTGCGAGGGTCGGGCACGAGATGGTGGACTGCGTGTAGGCGAAATGGAGCGTGACTGTTTCATCTCGCATGGTGCGGCCGTATTCACCAAGGAGCGACTGATGGATGTCAGTGATCCGTTCAGTGCTGGGGTGTGCACGGGCTGTGGGTCTCTCGCTACAATCAATGAGAAGGATCATCTCTATGAGTGTAGGTCGTGTGGTGCTAAGGCTGGTCTGGAAGACAAGACCATTCCTTATGCGGTCAAGTTGTGGCTACAGGAGTTGGAGGCGATGCACATCTCGCCTAGAATGATTTCGCCCGCTTAGTCTGGCGACGATTATGACGACGACGACGTCCCGCCGCCTTTTTGGTCTGACGACGCCGGCGACCGCCAGGTTTTGGCGGTCCGGTCACGAGGGCAACAAGGCCATTGACGGCATCACCAAGGGTTGCATCGGATGTGGACAGCGGAGGGGCAGAACGCAGAGCTGCCAGAGACGCCCGGCGGCGGCGAGTCGGGGGGATAGAGAAGGCTGCACGGACTTCAGGCTTCAGTTCACGCTTCATGGAATCCAACTCGGCATCCAGGAGAGCAATTGCCTTCCGCTCGTTCTCCATATCTGCCATCAACTCCTTGAACTTAGAGTCGGTGACCAGAGGCTTGATCGCCTCCCAGATCGTCTTGCCATCGAGCGACAGGAGGTTTTTTCCACCCTGAATGAGCTTCTCACGCAGGATGTAGACGATGTAGACACAGAACAGAGCCACACCCGTCTGTCCCGCAATCACTCCGCTTCCAGCCGCAACCTGAGCAGAGAACTCTAGGGCAGTCAGGGTGTTGGTGAACATCGTTCCAAAGGTAGGCATGGCAGCAGACACATTGATCAGTCCGTTGACTACAGCTGTTCGCAGACCCTCGTTGACTCCTACGACCACCGCTCCAGCGGCCGACGCCCACTTGAGAGCCCCTACAATATCCACTGGTGTGGACTCTGCCTCCGCACTCTTGGAATCAATGGCCGACGCCATATCGGTGGTGATCTTGTCGACCGTGGTGGCTCCACGACGGCACTGCGTAGTAAAGAACTTCGCAATCGCACCTCCTAGTTCACGGAACCCGCCACCGACCTTCCGACCACGCCGGCGCCGGCCGCCTGTTGCCCCTGTCTCTGGAACACCGAGACCCACCACGGCTTCGGACATGACATCCGCCAGCTCAGGGTCGCATCCCCCCTTGTAGACTTCTGCAATTGTCGTTAGAACTTCATCCGCGGACGCTGGGACTCCCGCCTTTGCCGCAGAACCGTACTTGTGTAGCAGGGTCACCAACCACTCTGGACGATTCCCTGATGGAAGTTCAATACCCTTGGATTTGGCCATATCGATGAGAGCGGCCACCGCCGACTGACCAGAAGAAGACATTATTCATACCCGAGAACAAAATTAATCAAGAAGAGATGGTGTATATATAATTTGAACCGCTGGCACTATCAAAGGCTACAAACGAAAGCTTGTTCTGACTGCTAATGACTGGCGAAGTCCTTATAGTTCCTGGAGTAGTATACTGAAACAGATTGGGTCCAGCCGTATTGAACGCAACTGGCATGGACGAGGACGGAGGGGTAGGATAGCGATACACCGCAGTGGGGGCACATACATACAAAGACCCCCCACCGTCAATGACTGGAGTTATGTTGCTTAGAACATTACTCTCAAAGGATCTCCAGAAACTACCTACGTTTCCTCCCACCGAATCAATAAATGCTCCAGGAACACCGAGGAATCCGCCAGCAGCATACAGGATCCCGCTTGTTGTTGTAAAATACAACCAAGTCGTGCCTTGGAAATCAGTGAATAGCAAGGGAGATGACTGGAGCGTTCCTATACCAGACAAGGTCACAACCGTATCTGCTCCTCCTCCGAATCGGGTAGGGGTCTTGTTGATTATGTATATGCTGTTGGATGCAAATGTTGCTAGTAGATTGCCTGATAGGAAAGGAGCATTACATATCGGCAGGGTTCCAGTTGGATATGTCCAATAATTCGATCCAGTTGCTGCACTGTAGGATACCACGTTTCCTCCGAGAGTTCCGGCAAATACAGATACGCCGTCAGTGACCAACGAACTCTTGAACTGATCCCCTGGTAGAGTATTGCTCCATACTGTATTCCACAATGTAGTGTCAAGAGCAAGTATGGTGTTTCCGAAGGCAGCAATAAGCTGGGATTGAGTATCTAGAAATAATGGAGCCCCCGCAATCTGCTGGGTAAAATTGCTGCTGTATCGGACATTTCCATTCTGGTCTATAACGTTCAATCGTCTGGAATCAGTGATGAAAGCTACCAGACCTGTAAAGGAAGCAACGACAGGCGTAGACACTGTAGTTCTCTGGGG